GTGCCTGCTATATTCATATTATCGATCCATAAATGCGGCTTTTTGAACGGGGTTCATCTTGGCTATACTTTTATCAAAAAATTTCCAAAAGTGTTCTGGTGGTCTAGTGGGCGTTGCTGTTACTACTTCGCAGGTTTCAATTGGAATGGCTCGCCAGTCTTGAAAGAATATATCCCACACTACAACTAGGTTCTTTGCTGCTGCATTATACGGAGGATTGGTTACTGGTGGTTTGAAATTGAGGATTTCTTTGCCGAGAGTCGAATCTAAAATAGTGGCATCTAAAGTGCACAACATTCGGCGTGCTAATGGTCTGCCTGGAAGTTTGTGGCGTCTATTAAACTTCAACTCGACAACATGGTTAGAACAAAGTTGTCTTAAACCAGAAACACTAAGACGCATTAGTCTGCTAAGGAGACCTTCTTACTGGACTTAGTCTTTTTGGCTACATCTATAATAGGTGGAACAAATGCTGCTCTGGGCGTGCAAGTGCCGAATAGGCGCTGTTCGTTTAAGAAGGCGATATTCTTCAGACCGTTCATCTCTCGGACCTGAATACCCTTATCATTCGGAAAAATGACATTATCTCCAACCTTCACATATTTGCAGTTAGGACCAGCAAGGACTACTCGTCCAACTCGCCAGACTTGAGGAGCTGCTGCAATAGGCACAAACATTGCGCCACGCTTTACCATGGTTCCGTCTTCGTTGATATCCACAAACTGAACCATGACAATGTCATCTAAAGTTTGCTGAACATCCCATCCTTCTAAGTCCATGGCTGTGTGGGCATAGGACTCCATTTGGACTAATCCTTTAACTTTATCTTCAAATGCTGGGGCGTCGAGTGGTGTGGACATATACTGTAATTTAGGCTAGTTCTTTATTTCTGCTAGGGTCTGATGGTAATATTTTAATTCTCTTTGACTCATCTCCATATTATTCGCAGTCAATTCTAAATCATCAATCTCAGTCTCTTTACCTTCCCCTTTTTTGATATACTGATAGAAACCGCCGGACTTGGGTAATATGGTTCGGAAAAACTTAGCTAAATCAGCAGCCTCCTTACTAATGGGCGTTTGGTTGCTCCATCGATTAGAAGTGGCATTCACTACCTGAGCATAACTCCCAGAGACCATCGTCAACCACCGATTGATCATATAGGGATTAGGCCAAACAATATCCGTTACATCATTATATGATTTCTTGGTGATCCAATTTAAGGCACTAAAAAGATCATTGGAATATTTCTTCTTAGGTTTATCTGATTTTGGTTTAGCCATTAGATGACTTTGCGAGCAGCTAGGTTAATATCTGCTAATGTATCATAAAACATTACACAAATTTGCTCCATTAAAAATTTTGCACTTGAATCGCTCAATTCTAAAGATCCCGCAAAATACGGCGCCTTAGGGCCTGCATTGTTGTTCAATCCCAAATGTCCATAAGCCACTCCGTTCTCACACTTTGTAATACTTACGCTTAATTTTTTATAAGAGATTGACGACTTATCCCTGTTTAATGTTTTTATATCGTCCCCAAATACTCGAATGTTAACATCTGAATCTCGTAAAAAGTTTGCTACTAAGTTACTAAACAATCGTTGAAAGGCTACTGCGCCGATTGGATTCATATTAGGAATCTCCCAACAGAAATTCAAAGCATCTTCGGAATAGATGAAATCATCATCCAAGGCATCTTCTAAGTCAATCAGATGCTCCTTAACGTCCATCTTACCCCGAAAAGCAATGATAGCACCAAGCGGTGGCAGGTTCTTGCGATAGAATTTATAAGCAAAGGGGGAATGAATTAAATCTCCGGAGTAGTCTAGTTTTTCAGTTAGGATCATAATTAGTTTGGAATGAAGTATTTTGGTTTGCGTTGAATTCTATTATCTACGTTTACATCAGAAAATCTCGGGGAAGAATTATCTCCTAAGCAGCCCATGTAAATAGAACCATTATGCATTAGATTTTCTATACCATAATTAGAAATTGCTTTAGAGGAGAACATGGTGTTATCTGCGTTCCAGTAAATAGTATTGTCTCCTCGCCCCACCAAAATAGTTCTAGAACTAGTATCATGTAACCAAGTTCCATAAGTGCCTTCCAGCCGTTCTAAGGCACTTTGAAATTTCCCAAAAGCTGTAACAAACTTGGTCTGTGGTTTATTGTAGAGAAATGGAATCCATTCAGAATCTACTTCTGGTTGATACGCTTCCTTAGTCTCCAAATTTAGAGTATTAGTAATGATTCCATTATGTGCAGCAATGGCTCGACCATATTGAAATGGATGACATCCTGAGAAATTAGAAATTTTGGTAGTGGGGGCCCGAACATGGCCAAGGTGATAAAGGGCATGGGCAGAAGCAATCACAGGTTCCTTGTTTATATCACGAATCTTCTGGATCTCTATCTTATTCTCAAAGATAGAAAGGATACCTGCACTATATGCTCCGCGGCTTAGATTTTCTTGAAGGAGATCTAAGAATATATTGGGATCTCTGCTGCCTAGAATTCCGCAAATTTTAGTAACCCCCCTTTTGCCAAATAGTTATGTTAACGAACATTAAGCCAATCCAACTGGAAAAGACCGTTGCCCAGAACGGGAAAAATATCCAAGTATTAAACTTGACATGAAATCCAAGCCAACACGAAAGCCAAAACCAACCCACAGAACTTACGGATATTAAGATGTTTTTTAATAATTTGGTCATACCGCATTATTCCATTTTTTTCTAAACAAATCACCGGAGTCTTTCCATTCTTTTGAATTCATGCTATCACCCAGGCCGAAATGAGTTACTCGAATCGGCATTACCGCCATCTTTAATCCTGCTTTGTGGGCGCTACAACAAAAATCCAGGTCATAGTGGTGAAATTTAAACGATTGGTCAAATGTTACTTGCTTTTCGTGGAGTTTCTTGACATTCACAGCCAGAAATAATCCATCTAAACACAATACAGGGGATCTGGTTGGTCCGAAACACGTAGTCCAATTTTTACCGTCTTTAGAATGAGCCACCTCTCCGCAGTGGGATTCTCTGGGGGACATTAGGTGCCATGCCAACATGGCAGCATTGAGGTCCATTTCCTTGGAACCAGCCAAGCCAATAATGTCTGCTTGAGACATCCCCATTTCAAGTTTGTCATCCAAAAATAAATCTTCAATCACGACGTCATCATGAACAAACACCAAATAGTCATAATAACCTTTAAATTGCTCTAGGGCTCTATTGTAGACCTCTGAGAGTCCTAAGGAGTTTTGGTAGTAGACGTGGTTATCAATACCGTTCGTCATTTTCTTTAAGGAATACGCTAATGGAGCATTATTCCAAAAGTCTTCTTTAGAACGACGGGTGGCTGAAACTATGCAGATGGTGTGACTCATGATAAATCTAAAACCCTTTGATCCACGGGATTTCAATGGCATACGGAACTGGATCCTTAATACCGGCTTCTAAGAAACCTTGGATCCTAGAAGAACAGGCAGAACAGGTTCCACAAGCAATTTCTCCCCCGTTATAACAAGTATGGGTTCTCTCAAAATCTACATCATTCTTTATACCATCTTCAATGATCTGTTTCTTGGAGAAGGTAATATAAGGAGCCTTAATTTCAATTTTGTGCTTTCTATTCAAGCCAATCAGTTCATTGATAGTTTTGAGAAAGTCTAACGATCCATCCCAGTGGCCGCTGTGAGTGTCTACTTCGGCTGCCCCATAATAGACATCAGTAGCCCCAACACTTTCTGCGGTAGCTACTGCAATAGAAAGAAGCATCATATTGCGGTTCGGAATGTGATAAGAAGGTTGTGCATCGCCGAGGACGTCTTTTACGTGGGGGATTACCATATCCTTGTTCACCAAAGAAGAAACACTAAGAATTTCCTTCATAAAGGTAATATCTAGAACCTTTAATGGCACACCAAGCCTATTACAGTTTTCCTGTGCCATCTTTAATTCCAATACATGCCTTTGTCCGTAGTTAAATGCAATAGCTAATACCCCCTTTCCTCGGTGGATATAATCTTCCTGAACTACTTTATAAAGAAGACAAGTGCTATCAAGACCGCCAGAATAGGTTACGATTGAAGAAAAAGACATAGGTTGGAGATAAATAGAGTATATGATCGCCGAAAATAATTTCAAGCAGAGAATTCAAAAAAAGACTAATACCCTTCTTAATCAGTCCAATACCCCCATTCAAGAAGGTCATATGATTTTTGCCAAGGCCTTTATTCGTAATTTAGTTCAGGAAGCAGAAGAACTGGATGGAGTTTCCTCTGTTGAGGAATTTACACCAGAAAAGAATAAAGCCGATTTTGCGGCAGGCCTTGAACAAGGAACGGATCCGACTGGATTTGATGTAGATGGCGTTCCTGCCGAAATAACCGGGGAAGACTTGAGTAAATTAAAAGAGTTTGTGGAAAAGTTAAATTCTTTTGCAGATTTCTTAAATGATTATGAGTCCGGGCAATCAGTTCACTCTGTGCTTTCCAATAGCGACAAAAACGGCAGTATTCTGAAAGGAGTTAGCCGTAAGGCCTCCGACTCTATTACGAGAATTGCTTCTGAAGTTTCTAAGCTTCAGCAGGTCCTGGCTAGCTTTGTGATTGAAGCCCCCCGCAAACTGCGAGATGCAAGTCAGAATCAAATTGGTGCTGTTCAATAAACTAGATCCATATTTAGTTTATATTTCTTCCTGTCCATACTAGGAAGCAGATATTTATTTCGCAGTTCTTTAAGTTGTTCTGTATTTTCATTTTTATACAATTCCCATTCCGTGGCTGTTTTATTAGATTTTAACACATTCTCCCACCACCAAAGCGGCTGCAAATTTGTATAATGATAGCATTTCTTTTGTTGGTTTGGATCTGATAAATCAAAAGAAGAGCATGGAATGATATGGTCAATATCCCATCCTCTTTGAGATTCTGATTTACCTTTGTTTTTCCATGTCATAAACTCATCGAATTTAGACTCCAAACGTTTCTTTAATTCTTTCATACTACACCCAGTTAACTCTGTAGTTCGTTTAGTTTTAACTGCTCCGTGTTTCCGTAATGATTGTCTAATTAAACTATTCAGATTTAGTTTTAAATTAAATTGTGGATCATTATGATATCTCTTCTTGCGGCGGGCGGTTTCCTTCACAGCATTTCGTTTTAACCCTTCTTTAATTTTGTCTGGATTGTTCTTCCTCCATACACGCATCGCTGCGACTCTTTCTTCTTTATGTTCTCTATAATATCGGGCGTCTTGTTCCTTCTTTTTAATCGATAATTCCTCTTCAGTCATTTTTACGCGTTTTGGAATTAGTGCCCTCTTTCTGACCTCTTCTTCAGAATGCCACTTGTCTCTGCCTCTTTTATTTAACTCTTCTCTGTATTTATTGCGATGATTCGCCCCACATTGTTTGCGGCGAGCTACTTTTGATTCATCTTCTTTATCCTTATGATATTGTTCTCTAGCAATCCTTTGGCGCTCTTCCTTGTGCTCCGCATAATATTTGGCGTCTCTTATCCGCTGCCTTTCTTTCAACTCTTCGACTGTTAACTTTTGCTTCATATACCACTACTTATTCTTACCTCGGCCGATTACAACCTATTTTTCTTATGGTGTCTCCACATCACACTACACCTAGTCCCACAAAAAGCCGCTTCCCTGTTCTTCCGAATCACCTTCCAGAGTAGCGGCTTGCCACAATTACCGCACAATTTCGGATTTAGGTCATAAGCGATCTCTTTAGGTCCTTTGCTGTGACTTTTTGAATGTCCTCCCAAAGCCATTACGGTCTCGAAAGTTTCTCCACAAATTTTACAAGTGTGCATTTCCCATTATATCATATAATCTTCTTAAATAACCAGGTTCCTCATAAGTAATCCATATGCGCGATACAGACTCCCAACTTCTCGAAGAAGCCCTTGCTAAAGTTTATACTAAGGAATCTTTAGACCCAGCTCGGGAAAATCGATTCTCCACTTATAATGCTTGGCGACGTGCTGCTAAGGCTGCTGGGGCTGTGAGGCAGGATGGGGATAAGGACATTGCGACGGCTTTCGATGGAGAAAGGCGTGCTGTTGGGGAATGGGACGGGGCTTCTGGTGTTCTTTATAAGAAAAGAAATCCGGTGAATGAATCTACCTTTACCAAAGGCGGAGTTTCTTATACTTTGGGTCATAAGATCAATAAAGACGAACCTGATCATCAGCTTCATGAATATTGGCTGACGGGAGATGGGGGTAAAATAATCGACTTGACAGATTCCCGTCAGCCATTAAGCTCCGGAGAAATTGCTGCTATTGCTAAAGAAAAGGGTTTCAGCAAGGCTTAATACAAATTTTGCAGGATAAAACTAATCGGAATCTCGTCGATTCCCTTCTTGACGGCTAGTTCATTAAGGTCTTTATATGGGAGGTCAGGCCACTTAAATACCCTCTGACCATTCTCCAATAATTCTACGATTTTCCTCTGCACCACTTTATCCTCACTATCAAATTTGGGGTTGTCTAATATCCAGATTTTTTGATGAAACGGGAAATTGACTAATTGTTTCTTTTGGGTCTTGGTTAGGACTAATCCAGCCAGACAAACCCCGTTCTTTAAGAACATACAGTCTGTGGGTCCTTCTGTCTGAAAGATATAATCGATGGTTGGGTCGATTCTCTCGATACCAAATAAGGACTTATCATATCCTACTTTGTTTAGGTATCGGGGTTCTGTTCCATCCAAGGCTCTGGATTGGTAGAATATGATTTGTTTATTGATATCTAAATAAGGAATAATTAACCGGTCCTTATGAAAGTAATCTGTAAGGCTTAAATAATAATTAAGGGGTCGATTAACAGCAGTATCTAATCTGCGGCTTTTGATGTAGTCCATGGCTCTATTGTAGGAACCATTATTTTTCCAGAATTTCTGTTGCTGGTGATCCGATAAATTAATACAGTCATGGGGTAAAGACGGAAGTATCTTTTTGGTGGTTTTAGGACCATTAAAAATTCTTTCCGATAGATCTGTAGAATACTCTCTCGACCGGGCCTCTATTTCTATATCTTCTTTGCTACTGCCCGTAACATTAGTAATCCATTCATAGGCATTCCAGCTTTTATTGCAGTTCCAACAATAAAAGCTATTGCTTTGAGGATAATAGAATAGGCGTTTCTTTTTGCCTAGGCTTTTCCCTTCCTTACAAACCGGACACCCAGCATTGTAGATTCCGTCGTGTTTTCTGATTAATGGTTCATAGCTATGAACCAAAAACTTAGAAAGAACGTAAGCAGATGGTAGTTTAGACACATCTTAGTCTAAACTAAATTTAGAAGGAACTCACTTAAATTTAACTCAGGAACTACGAACGCACAGGCGGAACGAACCGGTCTCCAGATCCCACCACCAGTAGCCGCGCCCGATGACGTAGCCCCATGCGATTTTTACCCGCATGAGCCATCTACGCCACCGAGGCCACGGTAAGAGTTTGGCGGGTGTCCACATCTGCGATTACGGCTTCACCGTTGCGATGAACAGTGCTTCGAGGCCAGCCTTGATGTCTGTGCCGAGCAGTTTGAGCACGCGGGCTTCCACGTCGGCCTGAGTGTAGTCGCCTGCCGCGTCGTAGGCTGCACCTTCCCACAAGGTGATCTGCTTGTGGAATGGATGAATGCGGGCGGTGGCGAGTTTCCGTTTTTCGCTGTCCACGGTAGTCACGTCGAGTTCCGTGAGCACGATTGGCTTCTGAACTCGCTCCTGAGCGGGCTCGTTGCCACGGGCGGGGCGATAGATTGTGGGTGGCTGGACTGTGACTGGTGTCTGTAGTTTCATGGTTGTTTTGGATTGAGGTTGCTGAAATTATAGCAGGCCGGTGCCGAGGATGTCCATCTCGGGGAATTGCAGCGTGAGCGTGCCGGTGATGTAGGTGGACGTGGCGTAGTCGCGCCATGCGACGAATGCAGCGGCGTGCTGGCGGATGATGCCGTTGCCGGTGATGATGCCGCCGTTGTAGCTGCTGCCGTTGAACGATGCGTTGCCGGTGATGGTGCCGTAGTTGTAGCTGGAATCGTTGAAGATTGGATCGCCGTAGATGGTGCTGCCGTTGTAGCAGTAGCTGGAATCATTGAAGGTGCAGCTGCCGGTGATGGTGCCGTTGGCTCCGGTGTAGCTGTAATCGTTAAAGGTGCAGCTGCCGTAGATGTTGGCGTAGCCAGAGACGCCGTTGAAGCTGGTGTCGTTGAACGTGACGGTACCTGTAACGTTACCAGCGTTGTAGCTGGAATCGTTGAGCGTGCAGTCTCCGGTGATTCCTCCACTGTTGAAGCTGGTGTCGTTGAACACCCAATTCTGACCAGCGGTATCAAACACCCATCCGGTTGTGTCCACATACCACCCCTCGTTCCACGCCAGTGTGAACTTGACTGGCGTGAGGCTGGTGAAGGTGACGGTGCCTGTGACGGTGCCTTGCTGTGGGCCGGTGCCACTAGTACTTCCCCCTTGCAATGCCGCGGAGTATTCAGCTTCGGTGAACGATGCGTTGCCGGTGATGTGGCCGTTGTATTCGTTGAAGCTGCTGTTGTTGAACACACAGTCTCCGGTGATGTAACCGGCGGAGCCGCCCCAAAGACCGTTGGTGCTGTAGTCGTTGAACTCGATAGTGGTGGCGTTTATCCGGTAATCTGTCGGGCAGCGGTTGTAGGTGGAGTCGTTGAAGGTGACAGTAGTCGCCGAGATAGCATAACTGTTGTAGCTGGTGTCGTTGAACGTGCAGTTGCCGTAGATGGTGCCGGAGTTGTAACTGGAACCGTTGAACACCCATGCGAGTGTGCCAGTCCAGTAGGAGGCGTCCACATTCCATACTTCTGAGTTTGCCAGCGTAAAGGTGGCTCCGTTCGGGAAATCTACGGTGCCTGAGACTGTGCCCATCTGAGGGTTGAAGAATCCAGTGGTTGCAGTGGAGAAAGCCGTGTTGGTGAAGGTGGCGTTGCCGGTGATACTGCCGCCGTCAGCATTATAGCTGGAATCGTTGAACGTGCAGTTGCCTGTGAGAGGCCCCCAGTTGTAGCTGTTGTCGTTGAACGTGCAGTTGCCAGTGAAAGACACGCTGGTTGCCTTAAAGCTATTGTCGTTGAAGGTGGCGTCTCCTGTGAGAACGGCCCAATACTCGATCATGCTAGTGTCGTTGAACACAAAGCTGGACGCAGCCAGCGTAACCTCCAGCTTGCTACTCCCATTCACCGTCACAGTCCCGAGCACGTCCGCAGAAGGAGTGCCTACCACCTTATACGGCCACGTCGAGAGTTGCGTGACGACTGCATCATCTCCGGTGACAGGAACCACATGCAGTTCGCAGGTCAGGTCGCTCGTCTCGGTGGAGATTGCGGCCTGACTCAGTTCAAACGTCGTTCCGTCCGTGATGCTCGCGACCGTGGTGCCGGTATCAATGCCGTCGCCAGTGATAGGGCGACCCACCACAAGGCCCGCCGTGCTGTCGCAGGTCACTTCGGTGTCGGTGTCAGTGACAGTCACGCCAGTCAGGGTGCCGGAAAAACCCTCAGTGAAGGCGGCGTCTGCCCACCAGTTTCCGAGGGTTTCCCAGTTTTGGTCAACTGAGTCTTTGAAGTAGCGTGTGGGCATAAATTAATCCACGAACTCCGTGAATCCTCCGATGAGTGAAACGAGGCACCACGCCCCGCCTATGTATTTGAGTTTGAAAACGTAAGACTTGTAAGCCGCGAGGGTCTTGGGGAAGGTTGCCGCACTGTCACTGGCCTGCTGGATGTCCGCATGGAAGTCCAGCGTGTGAGCACCGTCTGCCCACTGGACGGTCATGGTGATTTCAGAGACGCATTCCGCCGGGGTTCCGGTCGGCACCTGAAACGTGGTGTTCCCGCTCATATAGCCGTATTGCGTCCCGCCGTTGGCGAGGCTCAAAGTGACATTTCCGGTGAGTTCACCAATCGAATACGCTCCGACCGGCTTCTGCCCACGAGACCACACCGCAGCACCGGTGGAAGCATCCAAGCAGTAATATGGAGTTCCGTCCGCCATTTCCCACGTCGTGTCCGTGGTGAAGCCGAGCGTTTCGTCGTCGGTAACGGTAGGGGCAACGGGGGCGTAGAGGACTTTGCGAACCGTCGTGCTATTGTCCGAGAGGACGAACAAGTAGCCATTTGCAAACTTATACTCGTAGCCCACCGAGCAAATAATGGAGAATCCTGCGGTGCCAGCGATGCCTTTGTCCGGCGTGGACTGCTGGAATTTGGAGCCGTTGAACAGATTGACGATTGCGTTCTCGTCCATCGTGCCGCCCGCGAGGGGGAGCTTGGTGGCATCGGTGGCAGGCGCAGCAGTCGTGAGGGTGCTGCGCCACTTGGACGTGACTGCATTCCAGACGAACAGCACGTCGAGCCGGTCGGTCGAGACGGTCGTGGTCGGCAGGGCGGCTGCACCATTCTCGAAGGATGCGCCCCATGTGATGGCCCGTGCCGCCGTGCCCTTGACGGAAATCCAAAGTGCCTGCCCGTTCGTCGGCGTTCCGCTGAGATTGTCGGTGAAGGATGTAATGTCCACCGCCTGCGCCGTGAGATCGTAGCGATCCACGTTGTCGGTGTTGATCGTCGGAGTGGCCGAGGAAGTCGTGGAGCCGATGCGCGGGGTGATGCGCTTGTTCGTGAGGATCGTTGTGCCCGACGCAGATATTCCGCCGATACTTGACAAGGCTGCTGAGGCGGTCGACGACCTCATAAAGAGATCAATGTCATTACTAACAACCACATTACTCATTGGGAAGGTCCTCCAATATCAAATTTGTTTGCATCTATTATTACTTAGGTGGTCGTTGGTCAAAACCCCCAAGCACTTTTCACTCGTTCGTCGTTGCGAGTTCCTTTGCCGCCCCCCCCGACGGCAAGCGTCGCCGAGGATGTAGCGGGTGGCTTGGGTTCGTTCGTGGATGGTCATCGGAAGAAACGGAAAAAGTTGGTGGTGTTTCCTGCGGGCGGAGGAGCGGTCGGCGAGTTGAAATACGGGCGCTGGACCAGCGGGACGAGCGGGGACGCGCCGAAATACATCCGGCGAATCTCATTGGCTGTCAGCACGCGGTTATACAGGCGGAGGTCGTCCAATTTTCCATTCCACCCATTTCCGCCGGACCATTTGCCGATGTAGGCGGTGCCTGTGCGCGTAGTTACAACAGTGTGAGCGACTGATCCAGCAGGCAATCCGTCAAAGTAAAAAAACTCCGTCGCGCCATTATAAACCCACACGGCGTGATGCCACCCGCCGTCGTCGATGTTTGTGAGAGCATTTCCGCGCGCGCCTGCGCCAAACGTGGATGCGTATAGCGTTTTAAACCCCCCTGAATCCTGAACGCCGACCGTCCACAAATCCACGCCTGACGATGCGCCGCCCCACGCGAATAGAAAACGAGTGCTTGAAGCAGTTGGGGCGCACGTAAACCACACAGAGAGACTGCGCGCTCCGCTGCCTGTTGGGAATCCTAGGTCATTTCCCGACGCGAAGCTGCTAGAAGAACCATTTAGCCTCACACTCGCGCCGACGCGTCCGCTTGCCCACGGCAGAGAACTGCCGGTGAAGTTGTTTCGTCCTCCGTAATCCAGCAGCCGGTTGCCTGTCAGTCCAGCACTAGGGCACCAAAGCCCCACCAGCCCGCGCCACAATTCTGGATACGCCGATTCACTTGCGTTCTGTGCGATGCCTGCGCTGTAGCCGTATTCGTCCATTACCGGAGGTCGCCGAACCGGGTGCGATATTGCAGGCTGTTGCCTGCGCTGGCATGAAGCGCGATGCGATCCTGCTGCTCTTTTTTTAGCCGGTCAAATTCTTCGGAATGGTCAGGCTCGCTCATTTCAGCGCAAGTAAGAGCGCCACGCACGCGATGATGCCGAGGATGTAGCGGGCGGCTTGGGTTCGTTCGTGGATGGTCATGGGTGTGTGGTGAATCATCTGAAGAATCGGAAAAAGTTGGTGGTGTTTCCTGCGGGCGGAGGAGCGGACGGGGAGTTGAAATACGGGCGCTGGATCAGCGGGACGAGCGGGGATGCGCCCTTGAAAGACTGCATGATTTCGGGGGCGGAGAGGGTGCGCTGGTAAACGCGGATGTCATCCATGTCTCCGGTGAAACTTCTTCCGGCTGAGCTGGCGTAATCATACCCCAACACCAGCGGGTCATTTGCTGGCACGGTCGCGGTGTTTGGAGGCGTGTTGTATGCGTTGGCCGCCCTGAGTGTGCCGTTGATGTAGATTTTTTTCCCGGCATTGCTCAAAGTCACCGCCACATGAGCCCATTGTCCAACGGTCGGCACGAAGCCGGAATCCAAGCTGTTGAAAAGGTTGGTCATGTACTCCAACCCTGTCGCCATTCGGATCGCGAATGGGTAGCCATAATATCCGGTGTCGCATGAAATCAGACCGCATACGGCCGGCATTGTTGCAGTTGGGCGGAACCAAAGCATCACGGTGAAATTGTTTACCGAGATTTTGTTGCGCAGCGACAACGGCAAATGCACGTAGTTAGGCGCAGTGAAACTCAACGTTTTGCCACGATTCGTGCTTGTCCGCTTGGTGCCGCTCATTGCGTAGCTGGTCTCGCCACCGCTTAAATCCATAAGCCTCCAGCCCGGCTGCGCGCTTGGAACAAACAGGCCCACGAGATTGCGCCACAAATCGGGATACTCCGATTCGCTGGCGTTCCGCGCGATGCCTGCGCTGTATCCGTATTCGTTCATTTACCGGAGGTCTCCGAACCGGGTGCGATATTTCAGGCTGTTGCCTGCGCTGGCATGAAGCGCGATGCCGCTGTAATTCAGCACGACGGCGACGATCTTCTGAGGCGGTCGGATGATGGTTAGCTTGCAGGTCTGCGTAGTGCTCTGCGCTTGGAATTGCGGCGTCGCAGCGCCAATCCACGGCGGTGCCACGGTGCCGGGTGCCGTCGAGAATGTGTAGGCGGCATCGCTCGCGCCGACTGTCGGCGGGCCAAACTCATAGTTGGTGCCGTCAAGTGAACCAGCGATCCAGAGATACACGCACTTGTCGTTCGCAACGGTGCCGGTCGTGAGGGACACGGTGAGCAGGAAGTCCACACTCTCTGGCGTGTTGTGGTTCGCGTCGAGCAGGCTGATTTCCGTGGATTGCCTCCCCGCCGTCGCGGAGGACGCCAGCGAGTTGAGCGTGATGGTCGCGGTGGATACCGCCGCGCCGATGTTGTAGCTGAATGTGGTGGGGTGCATAGATTAAGATTGGTTTGCGCGGTCAATGTCTGCGAAGTCCGGTGCCCGCTCGAAGCCGAGCGCCTGCCAGCGGGGTTTCTGGACGGTGCCGAGGGCGTTGATTGCGGCGAGGTCGTCTGCCGTGATCACGCCGCCTGTCACAAGCTGGCCGAATACGGCCTGCGTGAGCGGGTCGAGCACGTCAATCCGATCGAAGTCAGGGTCGGCCACGTAAGCCGGGATTGCTGCGGAAACGGCGGCGAGCTTGCCGAGGCCGAGCAGCGCGATTTTGATGCTGCGACGAGGGATGAGTCCAGCCGGAGCCGGGACGAGTCGGAAGAAGTCCGCATCTTTCGCGGCTTCGGATTTGAGTAGGGTGTAGTCCATAGTGTTTTAGCCGGAGGCCATGCAGCGCCATTTCGAGGTGACGGTGTTCCAAATGAATGCCACGTCGAGCCGGTCGGTCGTGACGGTGGTGGTCGGTAGCGCAACCGCCCCCGCTTCAAACGTCGCGCCCCAAGTGATTGCCCGCGCAGCCGTGCCCGTGATGGCTATCCAGAGCGTCTGCCCCTCCGTAGGGGCGCCGCTCATCCCGAAGCTGGTAATGTCCACCGCCTGCGCGGTTAGGCTGTAAAAGTCCACGTTGTCCGTGTTGATCGTTGGCGTGGCCGAGGAAGTCGTGGAGCCGATGCGCAGGGTGATGCGCTTGTTCGTGAGTGTTGCCGCGGTGCTGGCTTCAAGCTTGGCTGCAAGTGCAGCGGCGATGTCCGTGCCAGCCGGATCAACATCAGCAGCCTGGGCGGAGGCTGATAGTCCACCAATACTTGACAAGGCCTCTGAGGCTGTAGAAGACCTCAAAAAGAGATCAACATCATTACTAATAACAACATCACTCATTACTTATTACTTAGGCTACTGCAGGTCAAAATCCCCAAGCACTTTTCACTCGTTCGTCGCCCGAATAGTCCTGTTCGTCTCTGGAGTATTTTGGTGCAAAATTGCCCAGTTGCTTATCAATATCGATGTGCTCGTCTTCTAAACGATCCAGCGCATCTGTTTTATCTGGAAGTTCTCCGGCTTCTTCGTCCCCCTCTTTTCCAGTGGACTTATCAACAGGAACAATTACATTACGATTTACTAACCGCTGTAAGAATTTACGAGCTTCCAATTCCCCACCAATAGCGCCATAAACATCATTGATGTTCTTTGGGGTTATTTCTGCTCCAGTGGGTTCTACTACTTCCCAGACTCTATAGAAAATAGAACGATCATCACCGTCTAACTTACGACCTTCTGCTTCTAATACCTCCCAAGAGGCTTTAGCATTAAAGCGTTCGCCAGATAATTCTCCACCAGCGGCTTTTACCTTATTCTCAGGAGATTGGCCTGTGCGAGTCTGATTTACCGTTTGTTCTCCACCCCCTTCAGATTCTTTGACCTTGATCAGATTAAATTCCTTGGTAGTCAATAGGTTAGAAACCTTCCGAGTCAATTTAACCTGAAGATCCTTACGATTAACCCCCTTAGCCACTACCGAATTAATAGTGCCCTGCATCTCCTCATAAGAATTCGGCGGGAACTCTACTAGATCCTTGGCAATCTGGTCTAAAATACCCCGCAATTTATCGGCTGGAAGACCACCCAACCAAGACTTTCCGGACCATTCTTGGATTAGACCATCGATCTTGCCTTCTGCGAGCTTGGACTGAAATCCTGTTGCATCGATTTCGATATTAGAATAGACATCGTTCTTGGCAATGCGCCCTTCTTTAAGGATGGTGTTTACAATGTGATTGAATTTGATCATAAATTATAATTAGGACTTAGATAGGTTCGTCTATATGACGATTACCGCTTGAGTGGTGTTTAGAACCTTCTTGGAAGGCGAACCAGAGCATCTTCTTTTCCTTTAGTCTCTCTGGTGGGAAATTTTCAATAAACCATGCTTCAAAAGCAGCTGCTAACCCATCAGCGGATTGTTCTTTAATATAAACCTTAGACAAGGCTTCTTCTAGTAATTGATTGTCTGTATGATTCATAAACATTAGGGTCTATAATTAGGAGAATCTGCATCATATCCAGAATCCACATCTAATTCATCTTCCGAGTTTTCTCCAGCAGGAACTTGTCCTTGCATAAACATCTCAGGCTTCATGCCGTTAATAGAGCCATCAGCCTCTACTTCAGCATAGTGGGTAGCATACCGATTGGGTTTCTTAGAAAGTAAAGCCGCTTGCGTTCCTTCAATGGCACCAGAAATCCAATTATCAAATTTATAACCATGGCTGGTCAATAAATTAATAGAATGTTCTTGCTCTGGAGAACCTCCTTCGGTGGAAGGTAAATTTGTTTCGTTATAAACCTTGCGATAGGCTTCACTCAGTAATTCGGAATCGCGATCTTGCATGATGGATTACTTATTCCCCAATACTCCCATCTAGTGAATAAGGTTACTATACAAATTAGGATCGGCAATTAAACTCTGTTCTTCTCCAAACGGCTCCCCCTTTTCATTGAGATATAACTTAATCATCTCAATGCGTTGCTGTGGATTGCCATAGATCTCTATGAGCGCAGGGCTATCATTTTCCTTGAAAATTCTTCCATCCCCACTCAAATAGGATTGCTGAAACACCTTGAAAATGTTATCAATTTCCTCTCGCATAACTGGGTCTATTGATCTAAATCCATCATCCACCAGCGGAACCGGGGCTGCAGAGGTGAGGGGAAGGTAAAAAATAATATCCAACTTACTAAGGGCTTCCCTGCAAGCTAACCTAGATTCATCCAAAAATTTCTCATCCACTTTATCCTTCAAAAATAGCCAAGTAGAATATGCTAGGTTGTCTAAAGGGCAACGATCAAAGATAACATTAGGCTCCTTGTGTCCTTCTAATTGCTTGATTAAGAATTCTAAAACTACCTGTTGGGTTTCCTCTGAAGAATTTTCAGAGTGCTTGAGTTTCTTTTGCTTTAAAATATCCCGATAAGATTCAACTGGGGTGCCGTAATTCGGCCAGTTTTTAATAAAGTCATTAATAAGTGTTGATTTACCAACTGAATTGGCCCCACTACATGCGATTTTCATATTTCTATCTTAACTGATCTAGATAGAAAATCACTCAGATTCTTTTGGGAAACCGCCAATACCAGCATCTGCTATTTGTTCTAAACGAGCCTGAATCTTATCAATATTCTCTGCTGATACGGGAATTTTCTCCACATCCAAAATTTGATGCCTCATAGAATCTGGGATATCTAGACTAGAGATAACATCCAACAAACGCAAAGATAATTGAATAAGCCTTTCGGTTTTTACTGGTAGCTTTTCTTCTGTGGGTGCTGGAATAGCGGAAGGAATTTGGTCTGTTGGGGCGGCTGGAACCTGTTCGTCTGAAATGGGTTCCGTCACAGTCCCTGGCACATCCTCTAATACTAGGCTAACGGACTTTACTAAGTGGTCAAATTCATTTGTCATATTGGTATTTAGGTAATTTCTTTAATGATTTAACAATTTTGTAAAAATGCTTGCAATTGTGGAGCCGCTGGCTCCACAAATTAAGCCGATTAATGCGCACAGCCAACCAAATTTTAATCTCAATTCGCGAATATCCACTCGCTGATCTTCGGCCTTGGCAGCGGTTGCCTTTTGATCTTTGCTATTTTCCTTAATAATATTACTCAATTCCGTGATGGATTTGTGCAAATTATCTATATCAAAACTTATACTATTCTGAGCCAGCTTAATTTCTAAAATATCCCCCTTTACATTGTTTAGTTGCAGTTCGTGTCTTTCTAGTTCGGTTAAAACTAATTTTTGATACTGCGTCCAACCATTTGCTTGGGGTTCTGTTTTATTAGATGGACCTTGCGGTGGCATAAAATTTATTATTATAGGTTACGGCGCGCCAGCTGAGTAATTTGTATGTTCCGTCTTTACAAATATACCGGTTTTGAAAATCTGTTAATAGCGGCTCCCGACACAACACAGCGGCTATTTCCTGGGTGGATTTCAAATCATCCGGATGAATGAAATCATAAAACTTCCTTCCTATTAATTCGTCCTTCTTCCACCCCAACCATGTCTCCCATGCCGGATTTGATTTTATGATCTCCCCGTCTTGTTTACAAATTAATATCAAGTCCACATTTAACGTAAAAAATATAGCCAGTTCTGATTCTAGTTCTTCTAAATAATTTGATAATTCCTTTAACTTTTGAATGTTGTTGGGTGGTATATCTTTTTCCAATGTCATATTTAACTGGGTGGCGGTGGTTGTTGTTACTTATATCTGGCGGAGGCTGCTAGATACCCATCAATAACCATAAATACTATTGTGAAGCAGATCCTTTTAATTATTTTTATATCCCTGGGATTATTGGGCTGTTCTCATAACTTACCCCCAAGTGGATCTAAAGTGACTATTCGCAGTGAACAACCTCGGGTAGTAATGGTTGATAAAAGTCTAGATAAAACCAAAGTTCTCGTTCGAAACAGCCAAAATCTTATTGATCAGATTTCCCAGCTGTCTTTGGACAATAAAAGTCTAGCAGAACAACTAAAGGATCAAAATACTAATCCCCTTAGTAGCCCCATAGTAGATAAATTGATTTCTGGGCTAAATCAAACCAACACAGAACTATACCGAGTTAAAGTTGAATTGCGAGAGGCCTATGATGAGCTTGAAAGAAATAAATCTAATGTAGCTGTTCTTGAAACCAAAATAGAAGCGCAGACTAGGGAATTGGCAGATAGAACCGCCCAATATAACCAGGAAGTGGTTAATGGAGAACTGGTTAGAACAGAATTACAAAAACAAAAAGCAAAAGTTCAAGCAGAAATAGATAGAGCCAATTCCTGGCGAAAGAAGTTTTGGTGGACATTTGCCTTCTTAGCTGCCTGGATTGCCTTAAAACTACTAAAAGTATACTCCAAGCTAACTATACCATTTATCTAATATGACTGATCCTCTTGAAAACTCACCAACGATAGATTCTCACCTCCCATGAAAGCCTTCGTTTCCCGATTACTTAAAACGTTGGCGATGAATTTTGCCTCGCGCAAGTTCCTGATGACCCTGTTCGCCCTTATCTACGAGCGGTGGGATCATTGGGCCAACGTCGCGTGCATCTACACATTCGTGAACGACGCACAGCTCACCGCATTCACTTCGCAAGCGGGCCAGCACCGATGGTTTCTCGCCACTGCATTGCTAGCCTACCTCGGCATCCAGACAGCCGAGAATTTCAGCAATGCGGCTGCGGCAAAGTTTGAGAGCATCGCGCAGAATTTCGCATCGAGCACCAAGAGCGAGGTGAAAACCGAAAACGTGCAACGCATCGTTCACGAATACGCCGAGCGATACAAAGACGATCCAAGCTACCGGCCCATTCAACCAGATACTGAGGAGGCATTCCGATGACCTGGCCAACTGAAGCAGAATGCCCAAAGTTCTATGGGAAGAAGGGTGAGAACCAGACGCAGATCGTTCTGCCTTATCCGATGGTTCTGGATTGGGACAAGAACGCGCGCATCACCAAGATGACGTGCCATGAAAAAGTTGCGGATGCGATGCTGCGCGTGTTCACGAAGCTGAAAGGCGAATACGGCGAGGCAAAGCTGCATGAGTTGGGCATCGATCAGTTCGGTGGCTGTCTGAATGTGCGCCTCAAACGCGGGAGCAAAAGCTCGTGGTCAATTCATTCATGGGGGTGCGCCGTGGATCTTGATGCGGACAGGAACATGCTGAGGGAGTCGAAGCTCACGGCGCGGTTTGCTCGACCTGAATATCTACCTATGTGGAAAATCATCGAAGGTGAAGGCGCGGTCAGCTATGGGCGAAAGAAAGATTTTGATTGGATGCACTGGCAGTTTGCTCGGCTTTAATCTCTTTACAAATATAAAATCCATCTTCTCCCAGACTAGGCGGAGCAAAATGGGGTCCTAGCTTTCCGCAATTCCTACAAATGCCTTTAGGCAATTCAAAAGCAAACGCCTTTCTTTTGTTTTTAGTTGCTTTGGAGGTTTTACTCATAATATTTGCTCTGCTCCCATTGCACATTTGGCGGTGGCCCACACCAGTTCCCGGTCGGGCGATTTCCGTGCGGTCAACACACGGGCGCAGAGCTTGTCCGTGCAGTCGCTGACTTTTGCGTTCCTTTGAGATAATCTTCCGTCTCTTTAGTTTTCATAGGTGTAATTTTTCTTCTTGTTGTTCAAAATAGATATCCAGAGCATACATCAGTTCTTCTCCGTTATCTCCGTCTCCGCCACAAGTCCAGTCAAAATAGTCTCCGTTGTTCTCATCTATCTTTCTAATAGCTTCAAACAATTCTTCGGATTTGGGGTGATGTGGGATACCAAGAGACCATCTCTTTTCTATTTTTGTTTCAATCATAAATTAGTTTGATGCTCCAGCCAATCTTTAGCCTTGTCTTCCCTGCTTGGATTTTTCTCAGCCCATGCAAACACTGTATCAATTTGCTTTTGTGTAGGCTTCTTATGGGAAATAATATTAATACCAGTCAATCCTTGAGAAAGTTTCACCCAGCCCAGTTGTTCGGCTTGAACTTCGGTTTTCTCTAGACGTTCTGCCAGCCAAATATGTTGCATGGCATCTTCTAAGGGATAAAACTTGCCATTAGGAATCACCCAGCCATTCCCAGCCTCGTAAGTGGTGTCTGGCTTTGGAGTTGGTTTAGTGTTAGCCTCTAAAAGATGCTTGTGGTAACTTTCTCCCTGCTTTTCCATCGCAAATTGGAGATTCATCCGTTGCACTCTTTGTTCTGGGGTTTCCCCTTCATAATCAAATAAATCCTTAACAATGGTGGAGTATCTTGACCCATAATCATCTCGTCTTTTTTGGTCGGCTTCTAATTCTTCCCTTAGTTCCTTATTTTCCTGATGGAGCCGATGATTTTCCGCTGCCAAAATAGGGTCGCCTGGATCTGGATAAAAAGAATACTCTTCATTAAAGGTCCAATTATCTTCCACCAAAATTCCATCTACTCCGTCTTTTCCTTCTGGATCTTGAGCCAACTTCATTTTACCAGACAACACCAAAGTAGCCTGTTCTTGATTCAGTCCAAATCCGTCTGCTAAAAATTCATAGGCAAATTTATACTTTCCTTCTGCCCAAAATTCTCGAGCTCTATCAGTCATGCCAGCAAAACATACTCGAAAGTAAAGTGGTTTAGATTCAGTTTTCATACATATGGATCGTTGGGTATCACTTTGGCGGGGATTGTCCCTGTTGGTCGTAACCGCTCCATGATTGCCTTCATAGACACTTCAACTGTTACAATTTCTACAGCCTCAAATTCCGAATTGGCACGGTCTGGATTTCGATATTCCTCCAGTTTCTTGGCGAGCCACTCTCCGTTATTTTCATCATGTCCATATTCATCAATGGCATCGAGCACTTCAGGGGCATATTCTCCTTCGTAACGTTCTTTTCTTTGGGCAATTATCAAATGTATTTTCATACTAACAATATAATTGAAATTATAGGGAAATTAACGCCGATAAAAATTCTTCAAACCAGTATTGATCACTTTCAGATTCTTTCCATCCACTTCCAGAACTTCTTTAAACCCACAATCGACATTGACGTGGGTGATGTTTGCATTGGCTTTGTTGGGAACATAGGCGAAAGAAATTTCTGGGACTGGAGTATGACCAACAATCTGATTAATTCCTGGAATACCGTTAGAATTTAGTGCCCTCCAGTCTTGCCAGAGAAGTCCACCAAAACGACTAAATCCTCCACGATAATGATCAGCATCCCAAATAATCGGATCTGGTTTATCTTGAATTGGGAAGATTTTAGAAAACCTACCTTCTAAAATGTCTTGAGCTTCCCCATATTCCATAGATTGCTTCATTTCAGGAAAATGGTGTAAATTGAACCCCGCATGAGAATACCAGAAATTGCCATCAAAGTGGTAAAATTTCAGCTTATCCCAATCACTTGGTTTCATGATAGAATTAATGGCTAAATTTTTACCTGCTGTAAAACCGGGACAATTATAGGTTCCGTTGTTGGAATAATGATATGGAAGATCATGATTACCCCACAAATGAATCCGATTCGGTTGATTGAGGGAATATTTCATCCATTCAGCAACCTCAGCCGCTTCAGAAGCAGAGTCTCCAAAATTGTCGAGGGCGTCACCCATGTATATAAGAGTATGCTTTGGATATTGCTGGACAAATTGTTCTAATTTTTGTCCACCATTATGTTGATCCCCAATAATGAGATATTTTTGATTCATTGAACTGATAATCCACTAGATTCTCTGGAAAGCCAAGTTCAAAACATTCCCACTGAAAGTTGCCCACGAAACCCAGAGAAAGAGTAATTTAAAGATAGTAACCACGTGTTTCTGCCAAGTTATTATAAGTAACGGCGTGTTACTGTAGAAACTACTGCTACCTATAGCATCAATACTTATTCGGTTGTCCTTTGTAAATCAACGGGTGGTATTTTCAGATTTCTTTTGGGTTATGATTTTTGCTAAAAACTGGCGTTCTTCACCCATCAAGGTCCCCACAGCAAATTTTCCAAATCTCCCTTGCGTTTTTTGAAAGTCCTTGGAATATTGTTTTAATTCTAGGAAATTAGGGAACAGTTTGATGACCTTTCTCTTCATCCTCTGCAACAATAGATCCGGATTATTAAACCACTGTTCCCACAAATTAAGTTTGGCTGCGCCCTGATATATAATCACCCCCTTGAGATGATATTTCTTACACAATAAATTAAATGTCTGCAATCCTTCATTTAGAGGACCTGAAATAATTTTGGTGGTATTTTTATTCAGTTCAGAGTTTTTGGGCTTTAACATATACCACTCTTCGAGATGATTTACATACCACGCAGCACATTTTTCTAGATAAGGAAATATACGCCAAACTAGGACCCCTGATTCCAGATACACCAACAAATCTTTATTAGATATTGGTAAGGGCTTGGTCATGTTATATTTTAACCTGTTTCATAAAACCCGCAACAAAACTAAATAGTATTAATGCTTACGTTTCAACAATTTTGGCCTATTAATGAAAAGGTGTCTGTCGGGAGTTATCCGATGGCTCTCTATAAAGGGAAGAACGGCTATCATATTGGAGTGGGTGATGAACAACCAGATATTAAAGTTTTTTTAAAGAAAGAACAGCTACCTTCTATTTTACAAGGCCCTGGTTTAGCTGCTATGTATGCTGTTGCTAAAAATTTAGACATTAGAACTGATGCGTTACATTTGTTTCGATTTAAACATAAGGCAGATATATCCACCAGTCTTTCTCAAACAGCGGTAAATCGAACTGTTCAATTAGTAGCGCAGAAGGTGCAAGAACAAAGTAAATTAGGACCAGTAAAAATTGCTTATCCTAAATCCCAATCTATTTTTAATGATTTAGTGGCTTCTTCTTTGAAAGAACAATTACCGAAGATTCCTATTATAAACATTTCCAAAAAGAAAATCACAGAACTGCCAGCAAAGGAATTATTGCCGTTTGAAAACATTCGCAGGAAAGATGCTTCTATTACCGAAAAGCAATATCGTTATATTCGGTATGTTCATATGCTGTATGATGACTATTTAAAAAGTAATCCTGAAGCGGAAGATTTTTCCAAAGACACTCTTAGTCGCAAACTGAACGATTATAATAAACAAATAGGGGATAAAATTAACCAGTTTGCTGGGTTAGATAAAAGAGAAATGGCTGATATATTACGCAATGGATATAATAGGATCAGCGATATATTAAAACAAACCGAGGCGCAAGTATTCCAATCCCCCACAGAACCTCAAGCTAAAGATCGCATTATTGTGTTTGACGACAATACTTCGACGGGCTTTACTGAACAACAAATTAAAAGAGCATTAGGGCCCAGTGTAATAGTTCCTTATGTAATCTATGGACTAAAAATATTAAGCCTCACCTAAGACGGCTTCAATAATAGATTCCTCCACTACTTCTGGAGGTAAAGACTGATTAGACTTATAAAGAATCTCTTCAATTTCTTTGAACTTGGACTCTAAGAGTTTCTTTAATTCAAAGGCTTCAATAACCTGTTCCTTGGTTAATTGAGCTTTGATATTTCTATCATCTAAACACAAGGCATCTGTAAATGGTTGGCCCGTATGACTCAACAAAGAAGCCACTCGATGATAAAACCGATTTAATGGAGAAGAAACGGATTCTTCTACCACATCATCAGTCATCTTATTTAACAGGTAACTACAAACCACGGATTTACTAATCTGTTCTTTGATTTGACCTGAATAGTCAACACCCATAGTATGGAATTTATTGTATGGGTTATAGATACAACCAGAACCGCGATATTTTGAGCCGCAGTAGATACACTTATTAGCGTCACCCATATGGACGTGGACTTTAGTGGGGGAATAGATGCAAGGTCGGCCATAAGAAGTCGAATTGCAATACATACAGTGAGTTTTAGAAGCCATATGTTCTATTTAGTCTCCCTAAGTTTTCTAGCCTCTAAAACCCCTTTGGGAATTTTGCCTAGGCGGATGTGACAAATGGAATTGAATGATAAATCATTTTCTAGAACGTTATGTTTAAGTTGTTCTTTCAGTTCTTCCCAACTTGCCTCCCACTTGCAACTGGCGAAAAAAATTATGGTGAAGGTGAATTGATCCTTGCCATGTAATTTGATATAATCCAACAAGTCATTGGATGATCCCATATAAGACCTCCAATCAGATTCTTTAATTTGAATGCGTTTCCTATTCTTACCCTTTAACGGCTTTAGTTTTCTTTTAGAAACCATTTGTTTTTTGCCGATGTAAAATTTGCCACCTGGTATATTATGTTCTATACGGTAAACAAAAGCAAATGCATCTGGCAAAAATTTTAATCCTTCTTTGAGAACCCAATGTCCGCAATCAACGTCACTCATTTGGAAAATGTTTCTGGAAAGTTGCGTTTAATCACCTTAGGAAAAATCTTAGGCAGGTTTTTCTTTCGCTTCTTTTTACCACCCTTATCGGATTCCGGGGAACCAAACAAATTTCGGGCATCATTAGGAGCATAGGTATCTCCAGAGGTAGCTTGGGTGTTAGGATCGTAGATGGGTTGGACTGGAGTTCCTAAGCAACCGCCGGCTCCTGCTGTATTGGATTCTAATAATCGGGAAACTAATAGTTGAAAACGGGAATCCATATGGTATTATAATGTCTACTTATGCATAGCCTTGAGGATTTTTCCGCAGAATTGAAAGAAGACGTTCGGATCGACGATTTAAACCTAAGGGACAAACAGATGATGCTTCCTGCTATTAAGCATAAGTGGATCGCCCGAACTATGGATTTTAAGAGACAGCGGAATATGCTTATCCGCAAGAAGAAGGAGACAAAGGAGCACGTTTTAAAAGCACTAGAAACTAATGGTATCCCAAACGGCATTCCCAAAGCTTCCTTAAATCAAAAAATAGAATCTTCTGATAAGATACAAAAGATCAATGAGTCTATCGAAGATGTGGAGCTATTGATTGAGTATCTGGAAAAGGTGGAACAGGTGTTTAAGAGTATGAGCTTTGATTTTTCCACGCTTCAAAAGTTAACCGCATCAGAACTTGGATAGGTTATGGTTTATATTAAGCCATATAAAGGAAACCAAATACAATTGGTTGCTGATGACCCCAGTCTCTTAAATTTGATCAGGGATCACTTTTCTGTGCCCAATCCAGCATATAGAGGGTCAATGACATGGCTTCCAAAAAGAAACTTTGCAATAACGCCCACGTTTAGAGCGGAAATAGGTTTGGTTCCAGAAATTAGTAAATATTTACAGAAATATCCATCACCCCACCAAATAGATCCTGAAGTAGCCAATAGATTATCCCCATCCAAAGAACCCCCCGAAGAATTAAAGAAAATAGACAGGGAATACAGGGACTACCAAGAAACGGCCATCCGCAAAGCCTTTCAATGCGGCCGCGGAATTACAAAAATCGCCACAAGTGGTGGCAAAACTGCGGTCATGGCTGGACTTATTTTAAACTGGTGTCCTAAAAAAACAGTGGTAATTGTCCCAAATACGCAATTAGTAGAGCAAACCGCGAAGGACTTCAAGGAGTATGGCTTAAATGGCGTGTCTAAATGGTCTGGCACTAACCCACTTCAGGCAGATTCTTCGATTATCATCTGCAATACTCAAATTTTGCTGAGTAAGAATACTGATTTGACGTTTTTGGAACAATTTGATTTGGTTTTAATCGATGAATGCCATCAACTTGGCGGCCGTTCATTAGAAAACAATAAAATATTCAAGTATATAACCACCTATAACATATTTGGCTTTACTGGAACACTCCCGCCCAGCAAAATTAATGAATGGAATATCATTGGTAAAATAGGACCCGTCTTTTTTGAAGAGGGGGTCAAAAGTTTACTGGCTAAAGGACATATTACTAATTTTAGCATTACGGTTCTTGAATTGGAACATAAATGCCCGCCGAAATTTATCATAGATGTTACTAAACCCACCAAGGCGTATATAGAAGAACAGGAACACTTAATGAAATTGGAGCGTCGCAATGATATTATTGCCAAGCTAGCCATTCAATTAAAGAGTAACACTCTAATCATGGTAGATCGGCTGTTTTACGGGGAATTATTAGAAACCGTTCTAAAGGATAAAACAGGACAACCAATTTATTTCATCCAAGGAGTGATGGAAATGGATGATCGGGAAAAGATAAGAGCTCTTATGGATACGCAGTCTGATGTGATTGTAATTGCCATGTCTAAAATTTTCAGCACAGGTATTAATATACCCAATTTGAGTAATATTATTTTCAGCAGCGCAGGAAAGTCCTTTGTTCGAATCATACAGTCTATCGGACGGTCTTTACGGCTACACCCCACAAAATCCAAAGCTAATATATTTGATATTTGTGATAACCTGCGATATTCTAAGAAGCATGCTACTGAGCGATTAAAAATTTATGACAAAGAAGCCTACCCCTACAAAACTAAAAAAATCCAAATCTGAAAAGTCTTCTAAGGAGATTGTGGTAGTTATTAAAGAAAAACTTCCCACACTAGAAGAAGAGTTGGATGGATTAGATGAAGAAATTAAACCGATTGATCTAGGAAATCCAATGGATGATCCTGATGCTGAACTAGACGATGAAGAATCTGAAGAGGATGAAGATGAAATAGAAGCAGTTATATCACCTGTTAAAAGGAAAGGGAAACCACCAACAGACAAGGCAAACTTCTACGTAGATCCGAAGGAATTTGACAATGAAATTGTGATATATTATGACACAGGAAAAATGTCAGATAATCTGGCCCTAATGATTGATAAGATTTCCAACAAACTTAGTTATGCCCCCAACTTCTTAAATTATACTTTCCGGGAAGAGATGGTTGGAGACGGTATCATTCGGATGTTCAAGGCACTGATGACCAAGAAGTATGATAGAGTTAAGGGAACCAATCCATTTGCTTATTTTACCCGCATTGCCTTTAATGCTTTCCGCAATAGAATTAAGAAAGAAAAGCGTATGAGGGACACCCATCAAAAATACCAAGAAGAATATGAGATCTATTCATCCAACTATAATATTCAGGTAAAAAATTCTCGGACCAAGAATAAACGAGATAGTTTGGCATAATGTCTGATAACATCTACCAGACAATTCAGCCTTTAGATAGAAGGATCGGGGTTTTCTCAGATATCCATCTAGGGTTAGGACAAGACAGCGAAAATTGGCATACTATAATGCTGGATTTCGCTGCATGGGTTGCGAAGATATATAGAGCAGAAGGAATTAACGACATTTTAATACCCGGTGACGTATTTCATAACCGAAATGAGATAGCACTTAAAACTTTGGATACCGGCCATAAGTTTTTTGAAATATTAAAGGAATTTCGTATATTCATATCCAGTGGCAATCATTGTGCTTGGTTAAAAAATTCCTCAGAGATTACTTCCTTGGCTGTTTTGAAGGGCCGTAATAATATCCACATCATCGATGCCCACCCATCAACATTTTCTATTACAGGAACCAATAAAAAATTATCCATGATTCCATGGGGAACAAAAACAGAAGATATTCCAGAAACCGATATTTGTTTTGGGCATTTTGAATTGGCTACCTTTGCCTTAAATAATCATAAAATTTGTCAGCATGGAGAAGATGCTCAAAATTTATTTAAAAAGTCCCCATTTATAGTAACAGGACACTTTCACAAGAAGGAATTTCGGGAATATAAAAATGGGAAAGTCTTATATCTCGGCAGTCCTTACCAGCAGAATTTCGGAGACAGCGGGGATGTCAGGGGCATCTATATAATGGATTTACATACCAATGAATTTGAATTTATAGAAAACAGAATTTCCCCCAGACATTATAAGATTAGTATCCACCAATTATGTAATGGGAAACTAACACCAGATCAGTTAAAGAGTATAGTTCCTGGTAATATGATTTGTTTGGTGGTAGATAAAAATATAAATGCAGACCAGTTATCTACCGTTACCGCTAAAATACAAGGCTTAAATCCTTTGTTTTTTAGGTTGGACTACGAATCCTCTTCGGGGATTACTTCAGAAAACAATTCAGAAAATTATACGTCTATTAATGTTTTAGAGAGTATCGAAAAATTTATAGAATCCACCAATTCAACATATAAGGCGGAAACAGTTGAATATTTAGCAGAATTATACCATAATCTTACATGATCAATTTGAATGAAATAGCCATAGGGGTGTTAGATCTTTACACCCAAGAAGACCTAAACAATTGTTTAGTGTCTATCCCCAAGGAATTGGTTGTTGGGGTGATGGGTAACACAGCAAACATCCACGTTCCAATGTCTGGAAACGTCCAATTTACTAAACGACACAGTAAAGAAGTGTCTCTGGCAACATTGAAGAATGATTTTATACATTATTTGAGATTAAATGATCCCAAGAAATTTATCTTCTTTATTCACTCTAATCAGACCATTCAAAATTCTAAAATTTTCGAAGAAACCGTTTTATTAGCCAAAACTTTTGGCACTTGGTGTATAACGGGACCGTCTAAGGTAGTTGCTGAAGTGGAAGATGATACCACCAAGTTAACAGCCACCTTCACAGAAACCCCCAATACTGAATTTTTATTTGTATTGGATAATTTATTTGATCATGTGGGATTTTTCGAGGAACGCTTTTGTAATGGGCGAGATTTGGATACTTTAGATTTTATCAACAGACTACAGAAAAAGGGACTGGCGGTGCCACCAAATTACTATAGCTGTATCATAAACGGTATCCAACGTTCAGCATCTAAGATACAAAAGATTGGTTATGAAGACGCAAACATTGATATCTCAGCTTCTTTGAAATTTAGTTATGGTATTTTTTACCACTTGCATCAATATATACCAGGACAGGAGGATATTGATAAATCCCGTGGAGTGAAAAGGGAAGAGATGTTGGAGAAATTAGAACAACTTCAAAAGAACTACGGAACCACATGATTAAGATTCTTACCGGTTGGAGTAATCCAGGAGGATCTACCACAGCCCATATTAATTTATGTAAATTGTTCAATGCAAACGGAATGCCTTGTGGTTTATGGGGTCCGCATGAATGGCACCTAAATAAGGTTCCTGGTGGTTTATTAAAAGATGTTCATACATCAGAAACAGATACCTTAATTTACCATTTTTTAGATTCGCCAACCAAACCCAAAGTCCACAAACTAATTTACAGCTGCCATGAAACCAATATTAAGCCGATTCGGAGCTTTGATTATACTATGTTTGACACTATTCATTTTGTCTCGGAGGGACAGAAGAAGTGGCATAACATAAACTATAATAGTGTAGTGATTCCTAATGTATTAGATGACCTTGTTCCTAACCCAAAAGGTAAGGAGGTTATTGCAGGTGTAATTGGGAGCATAGATTGTCATAAACAGTCCCATTTATCTGTTCAAAGAGCCCTGGAAGACGGATATCCACAGATTGTATTGTGTGGAGCACTTTCAGATCCATATTACTGGGAAGAACGCATTAAACCACTAGCAGATAAACATCCTGGTAGAATATTTCATATTGGTTACAGAGAAAACAAACAGAAAATGTATGATTGTTTTCATGAAGTATATCATTCGTCCCTGCGAGAAACCTATAACCTAGTAAAGGCTGAGTGTATCTTAACTAATACCAAATATAATGGCTTGGCAACCGCCGATACTGATGGAGAGGTTTGGAACAATCAAGATATTTTAAATGCATGGAAGAAAATCCTATAAAATTTAATATTATAACCACATGTTATAATGCGGAACAATGGATTTATAATTGTATTAGTTCCGTCAAAGAACAGACCTATCCAAATTGGAAGATGTTTATTGCTGATGACTGTTCTACTGATAATACATTAAAAGTCATTCGGGAAAATAAACATCCGCAAATTATGTTTGGACAACCAGGAGCAAAATCTGGCAATTTATCCAATCAAGTGAATTTAATTAGACAGTTTTCTGATCCGGGCAGCATTATTATCCATTTAGATGGGGACGATTGGTTGGCGGACGCTGGGGTGTTAGAATATCTAAAAGAAATTTATTATAAACAACCCTGGATGCTTGCTACCTATGGCAATTACAGCACTACAGATGGTAGTCCTAGCGTTTGTTCGCAGAAACCACCCAACGAATCATACCGAAGTGCAATTGTTAAGGGATGGATGTATTCCCATTTAAGAACCTATAAGCGATTTTTGTTTGATCATGTCAAAAATGAAGACTTAAAAGATTCTTTCGGAAACTATTTCCCCTTTGCCCCTGATGTGGCTTTGTTTTTGCCTATTTTAGAGATGGCTGCGGAGAGGGTTGGATATTGCCAACGAATCAATGCCATTTACAATCGACATAATGTTTTAAACGAAGACAAAGTTAATTTACAAGAACAAGTTAGATGCGCCCTTGAAATCTATCGAAAACCAAGTTATTCTAGATTAGATTTATGACTTTTGTTTTCCCAAGATGGCTATTTCCTAATAATTTAGGGGATAGTATTCTGGCTACTGTAATCCCTCGATTACTGTTCAAGAAATATGGAGAACCGGTGGATGTAATTACCTGGGGGGATGATTATAAAACGTTTTATAGACAGAATGATTTAAATAAAACTATCCACATTAACAGAATTTTTTCCGACGAAGAATTGTCTAAAAGTGAATATTTTAATTTTGATTGGCGAAATTTTTGTTTAGGCAGGCAAGTTTTAACTAACCATAAAATTGCAAGAACATTTACAAATGCCGTTTATCCAGAATGGCATCCTCAAGTATTTTCTTACTGGAAAGATCATCCAGAACTAGTAGATCATCCTACTGCTAATTTGGTGATGGTTAATTACTTACTACAGTTAGGACTAACTGAATATTTGTGGGATGGCACGGATTTAGCCCCAGACATCAATACAAGTCCAGTATACCCACACAATCATTTTAATTTGGGAATTGTTCCAGCCACCAAATTAGCAGGAAGACCGTCCCCTCATCCTGGATGCAATGGTTTAGGATTACGATACAAAAGAGAACATTGGGAAGCTTTCATATCCCATATTGAAAGCAAAGATCCCACAGTAGAAATATTTTCTTTTGATAACGAACAACCAAATTTGGGTAGGTGGATGGGGAAGGCTAAAGATTTAACCCATTTAGCTGAAATGGTTAACTATATGGACTTAGGAGTGTGTAGTGATGGGGGTTTACATCATATGTTTCATGCCGTTGAAGTTCCTACTGTGTTGTTTACTGGAACATTAGTCAATAAGGCTGAGTTTTTTAAGACTGCAATGGATTTCTACCCAGAACATTTGCATTTACCATGTCGAAAACAATGCCGATCATATTTCACAGAGGTATTTGGGGGAGAAGATAAATCTAAGACCTGTAAATTAGAATGTGCGGATTTAGATCCAATAGGATTAGCAGAGTATACTTTAGAACAAATTAAAATGATCAGGAATTTAAAAGATGCAAACATCAAATCTTAAAGACTATGCGGTGGTAATGTTGGGTTATAAGTCTATTTTTAATATAGCAGATCGCATTAACGAGTTAAAGCAACAAACCCATCCACCCAAAGAGATAATTGTTCTTATTAATAAATTTGAAGGGCATCAAGGTAATTCGTTGAATATTGAGACTGTTTGTAGTATTAATAAAGTGTCTTTTTGTGCTCAGTTTTCCCAGAACATTGGTATTGCCTATGCGTGGAATCTGGGGATGAAAATTGCTCAGTCAGAGGTTTGTGTTGTTTTAAATGATGACTGTGAAATAGGCGAAAATACTATGGAGGATTTAGTTAAACCGTTTAGTATAAATCCCAAAACAGGAGTTACTGGAGTTATTTGGGGAAATAATCCATCCGATGCAGCACAAACCCCACAAGGATTCCTAATTGCTTATAGAAAAGAGGCTTTGGAACAATGTGGATATTATGATGAGAAGGCTAGTCCATTGGCATGCGAAAGAGAGTTGTCTCTTCGGTTGATCAGTCATGGTTGGAAAGCTTATGTCGTTAATGCCTATTGGAAACATATCCATGATATCTCTAATCATCCAGAGGCCGCTATTAACTATCTTGGAAACGTATGGATTCCTTTAAGAGATCAGCCATCCACCGAAAAACATTTACAAGAAAAAATAGTAGAACATAACTTTAACATTCGATATCCAGATTTACCCCATGATTTATGATTGTTTTAACTTCTTAAACGAAGAATTACTCCTTGAAGTTCGGATTGAGGAATTAAAGGATATAGTGGATAAATTTGTCATCTGTGAATCCAATATCACCGTATCCAATAAACCTAAACCCTTTTATTTAGAAACTACTGAGGTATACAAAAAGTGGAAAGATAGAATCATCTATCAAAAATTAGAAAGAGAACCTCAAAATATTTCTTTGGCGGGAGAATCTAGACACGATTTGATGTATTTCCAGCGCAATAGTGTTATGGAAGCATTATCTGGATGCAAATTAACAGATATAATAATGTTTTCAGATTTAGATGAAATACCCACAGCTAATGCTATAAAGGGGATCAAAGAGGTTCCTTGTGTTTTAGATCTGCGGGGATATTATTGGTATCTAAACACGCCAATAATCAGTCCGGATAATCATGTTTGGTTCCCCTCAGTGGTTTGTAATTTATATGAGCACGTAAAATCCCAAACACTAAATCAGATAAGGGAAAACAAAGGAAACTATCCGAGGGTTCCTAATTGTGGCTGGCATTTTTCTCATTTAGGGGATGAACACCAGCTTCATTACAAGATGATGGCTAGTTCCCATACAGAATATCACAGCGATCATTTCACTTCTCCTGAGAATATTAAGAGGCGCCGAGAAAATTTAATTGATCCGTATGATAGAGGTGGCTTTTCAATAGTTAAAGATGATAATTTACCTTTACCCAAATTTGTATTGGACAATAAAGAGAAATTTACTCACTTAATTAAACACTAATGGAAACTCACGAAGAACTAACGCAGCAATATAGCACCTGGGGGGATAAACTACTTCAACATACGGATGTTTTAAATAGTATTCAGAATCACAGACAATTTAAACCAATCACTATTCAGCTTGCCCCGGGAGAAATGTGCGATAGTGACTGCCCGTTTTGTTCGGTAGCAGCTAGGCCTTTAAAAAGCTTTTTACCGTGGCAAAAGGTAGTTCAAGTATTGACTGATTTTAAGGAATTAGGGGCAAAGAGTGTAGAAATCACAGGCGGCGGTAATCCTATGCTTTATAAAGACCGAGAAGCAAATAAGGACATTAATGATATTATAAGCCTTGCCTATGAATTGGGATATAAAATAGGCATTATTACCAATAGCAGTAATTTAGAAAAGATTAAGAAAGACAATCACGAAAAAATTCAATGGATTCGTATTAGTCTAATCAAATTGGATGAAGGAAGAGCACCTGAAGACTATCAATTTCATGGATTTCCTTACTCCAAGCTAGGGTTTAGCTATATCATCTATGATGGAACCAACGGTATTCCGGATGTGTTGTCTAGAACTAAGAAACCTTATGCTGGAACCACCGTAAAATCTATACAAAAGATTGCTAAGCTGGTAGAACTGCATCCTGGGATCAAGTTTGTTCGTATTGCTGGCAACTGTTTAATTAAAGGCAACAATGCGGATATTAAAACCCAATATAAAGAGGTAATTGATGAATTGGATAAATTTAATAAGTTCTTCATTAAGGATATTGGGGAAGATGACGGACCCTATGACAAGGGGTGTTATGTAGGAGCCATTCGACCATATATCGCAGCTCACCCACAAGGAACGGAAGTAGGAGAACATCAGGTGTATATTTGCACTAGTCATGTATTAAACCACAGGCTTTATGATTTGGCATATTCCCTAGGATCTGTTTCTGATATTCTGTTAATATGGGAACGAATGAATTTAAGCTATTCCACTAACGGATATCCATATGACATTAAAGGGAATAAAGGTAAAGGCTGGTGTAATTCGTGCAAATATTGTTATTATAAATTTAATAACAAACTATTACACACGGTTGCTCAAGTGATGCCGGACAAAGATTTTCCCTAATATGCATTTTACAGAAGAATATTACAAGAGTAAAAACTACCACGATTATCTGGATAGATATGGTAGATACCAGAAATTAGCGGGAGAATTAGATGGCTTATTTAAGAGTTTAGGACTACAAACGTTTTTAAAATACGGCAGGGTTTTGGATTATGGGTGTGCTGTTGGATTCCTAATAAAAGCACTATCTGAATTGGGGTATAAAGACATTTATGGAGTAGAAATTTCTAAATGGGCGAAAGATATTTGTAGGAAAGATGGAATTAAAATAGCATCAGAAAGACAAGTATCCATACCTAAGAATTTAATATTCTTTTTGGACGTATTGGAACACATTTCAAATGATGATATCTATAAGATTTTTAACAAAATAACATCCGATTTTATTATTGTCCGTATACCAGTTACTACCAAGGATAATGGCGAATTTGTTTTAGATATATCCGAAAACGATCTTACTCATATTAATCGCAAAACCAAACAAAGTTGGATCGCGTTATTGGATTCCTTAAATTATGAGTTATACTCCACTATCAACCTCAATACCATTTGGGATAGTAAAGGAGTGTTCTGTGCGATCTTCAAAGAAAAATCTGTTAAAATGGAAGAAATATTAGACCTATGAAAGAAGCCATTATAACCATGTCTATTGGCCGAGATCCCAATTCTCAATCTTGTATTGAGAGTATGAAGAGATATGCAGAGAAATATGATAAAGACTTTTTTGCTATCGTAAACCCCAAAATACACAGGTATAATCTGTATTTTGAAAAATATCAGTATCTGGAACTGTTTAAAGATTATGATCGCGTTTTGTATTTGGATTCCGACGTTTTGATAACACCACAGGCGCGAAATATTTTTGAACTCTATCCTGACCCAGATAAGTTTTATGCCTTTGATGAAAGTAGCCCAACGGAATGGATGAATAGGGATAAATGGATTGAACAGATGCCAGTCAATTTTAGTTGGCCAATGAATAGAACAGGGGTTAGATCTTATTTTAATGCTGGAGTTCAATTGATAGGAAAAAACTGTTCTGGCATTATCAATAGACTTTTTATAGAACCATTTTCTGTTAATAGTTTTTATATAGATCCCAGCGACCAAACCGCCTTAAATTATTTGTGTTTTAAATATGCTCCTTTAAGGTTTAGGTCTTTGCACTATACCTTTAATCGGATGGATTTAGGGGAATATGATACTCAGAATTTAAGATATAAGGCGGACTTTATCCATTATGCCGGCCCGTGCAAATACGGCAATGGAAATAAGTTAGAAACAATATCCAACGACTACAAATACCTTTATGAAAATTGACCTAACCAAAGTAAAAGACTCCGATGTATCCTTTTTGGAGAAATACTACCCAGCAAAATACAACTTGCACAAATTTAATGAAATGGGATCTGGAATCGAATCAGGGGAACATTACAAGTTACTCAATTATCTGGCGACGGATGTGTTTACTGGGACCAATATTTTAGATGTAGGAACTCGAGACGGCCTTAGTTGCTTGGCTCTTTGCCATTCCAAGAAGAATTTGGTGATTACCTATGATATCCTTAAAGTGGAGTTGCCGTTTCGACAGGAATATCCTAATGCCACAGCTAAACAGTTGGACATCCTATTAGAATCACCAGAAATATTAATAGGTGCACCGCTGATTAGCTTTGATATTGATCCACATGACGGCAATCAAGAACCGCGATTCTTTGAAATCTTGGAAAAGATTGGCTATAAGGGAGTAGTAATTCTAGATGACATTAGCACCGAGAAGACCAGAAATTATTTTCCGGGAATGAGGGCTTGGTGGAATAGTATCACTCAGCGAAAATGGGATATTACAGAGTGGGGTCATGGCTCTGGAACTGGTTTGGTAGATTTTTCCGGGAAATTGGAAGTTATTTTTGAATAATGAAACATCGAATTAATTTCTTCGACACCAACACAGGACCGAGTCCATTTGCTAATATGCACTGGCCGGTGCCTGATGATGTAGAATACATTAAGCCGCCTCTTTTAGAGTATGATGGTATTACAGTATTCACCGATGAACAATGTTTTAGTCCTATAGTAGATCAAGTTAAATCCAAATGGAAAATAGCATGGGCATTTGAGTCTCCGGCTATTAAGCCACATGTTTACCAGCATATTGATCAAATATCCCATAAATTTGATCAAATTTATGTATGCAACCCAAGTATGGGAAACGGAAACCCCAAATACAAACAAAGTTATTTTGGGGCGTGCTGGATCCCAGAATCCCATTGTCAGATTTATCCTAAATCTAAATTACTTTCTATAGTAGCCTCCAATAAAAACTATGCTCAAGGACACCAATTGAGGCATGAGGTTATTAGAAACAAGATGCACCCAGCATTAGACCTCTGGGGCTCTGGATATAATAAATTTGGCGACGAGCCATCAGAACGAATTAAACCATTTGTCCCCTATCAATATGTCATTGTCATCGAAAATTGCCAATATCCTGGATATTTTACGGATAAAATTGTGGATTGTTTTGCTGCTGGTTGTATTCCTATCTATTGGGGTAACCCAAAAATTAAAGAACTATTTGATTCCAGGGGATTCTACACGTGGACCACTATCAGAGAACTAGGATTAATTCTAGACCATATTTCTAATGAAGATTATGAGTCTAAGAGACCGTATATCGAAGAAAACTTTAAAAGATTCCCAGAATTTGCTTCTCCAGATCGATGGATGGCCCGAAATTGTTATGACTTACTAAAATGAAATATTGTATACTAGGTAGCGAAGGACAGATAGGTTCTGTTTTAAAAGACGTGTTAAAGAAGGAAGGGCATGAGGTCCTTGAGATTGATTTGGTTTTGGGGCCAGAACACGATTTGCGGTATGATCGTGCCTGTGTAGTAGAGCGAGCAATTATGGATTCTGATTTTGTATTTTTCCTGGCATTTGACGTCGGGGGAAGTCATTATCTCCAGAAACATCAACACACTTTTGAATTTCTTCATAACAATATTCAGATGATGGTTAGAACCTTTGAGTATTTAAGAAAATATTCTAAACCATTCATTTTTGCATCCAGTCAGATGTCTAATATGAGTTATTCTTCATATGGAACTGCTAAGGCGGTTGGAGAACTTTATACCAAGGCCTTAAATGGTTTAATTGTTAAGTTTTGGAATGTTTATGGGGTAGAAAAGGACTTAAACAAATCCCATGTGATTACAGATTTTATTAATCAAGCCAAGCAGGGTCGTATTTGGATGAAAACAGACGGAACGGAGCAAAGACAGTTCTTATTTGCTGAAGACGCTTGTTATGCCTTACTGACGCTGGCGGAAAAATATGATTCCGTTCCGAGAGAGGAACAGTTACACATCACTTCCTTTGAATGGCGAAGCATTTTAGATATTGCAGAATTAATTGCTTATTATATTCCTGCCGAAGTAATACCAGCAACGGCAAAGGATACTGTTCAGCAGGATAAACGAAATGAACCTGATGACTTTATCTTAAAATATTGGCAACCAGTCACTCGCCTCCCAGAAGGCATTAAAAAAATTATAGACACGATATGAAACAAAAGCGCGCAATAGTATTTGGGGCTGGTGGATTTATTGGTGGGCATCTGGTAACTCGATTGAAATTGGAGGGATATAGAGTTTTGGGTGTAGACCTAAAGACTCATGAGTATCCTCACACCATTTACGCGGATGACTTTTTTATAAAGGACTTAACAGATCCTTGGACATTAACGGAAATCATCAAAAACTGGCCTTGCGACGACCTTTATCAACTAGCCGCAGACATGGGTGGTGCTCCATATATCTTTTCTGGACAGAATGATGCGAACGTCATGCTCAATTCCGCAGGCATTAATATCAACACTATCAATTCAGTGGCTGGTCTTCTGGTGGGAAGCCGTCCAAGAATTTTCTACAGTTCTTCAGCATGTATATATCCTGCGTATAATCAATTAGATCCCCTCAACCCAAATTGTAAAGAGGATTCTGCTTATCCAGCGGCTCCTGATTCTGAATATGGGTGGGAAAAGCTATTTAGTGAGCGACTATATCTAGCAGCATCTCGCAACTATGGGTTGGATGTTAGGATTGCAAGGTTTCACAACATCTTCGGCCCATTTGGAACTTGGTGTGGGGGCAAAGAAAAGGCACCGGCCGCCATTTGCCGTAAAATAGCACAAGCAGAAACGGGGGATACTATTGATATCATTGGGGACGGAGAACAAACTCGTTCATTTCTGTATGTGGATGAATGTGTGGAGGGGATTCGACGATTGATGGAAAGCAATTTCCCAGGACCTGTTAATATTGGTTCCGAAGAAATGATTAGTATCAATCAATTGGTCGCAGTTGTTTCTCAAATTGCTGGCAAACGAGTGATTCTAAACCACATTGACGGTCCTCAAGGTGTTCGTGGTAGGAACTCTGACAATACGTTACTAAAGCAGAAGTTATGTTGGGCTCCCTCTCAACCATTAACGTCTGGATTGACTAAAACCTATAAATGGATCGAAAAACAAACAAAGCACAATACTTGATTTTTCTGAATTATGCAAGAAAATTGTATAATAGATGAAACAAGTAGTTTTCAAACAAGGCAGTATTCGGAATTTCTTATCTTTTGGGGAAGATACTTTTCATTTTCAGTTTTCGTCTGGGATTACTCTAATAACCGGAGAAAATAGAGACAAGGGAGGAAAAAACGGCGTTGGAAAGTCAGGGGTCCCGGAATTTATTGCATGGGTCGTTTTTGGTAACACCTTAAGAGACATTAAGAAGGATCAGATCACTTATGATAAGGCTACTTCTCCTTGTTATGGGGAGATAGAATTTGAGATTATTGATAACAATGTCATCAATCGGTATCATATCAAGCGACAGTTGGATCCCAATAGTGTCACTTTCATCAAAAACGGGGAAGATATTACAAGATCATCCATGCCTAAGACGGATGAGCTGATTCAAACTACAATCGGGGCCAATATTGAAGTATTTCGCAATGCTATCATTATGTCCTCCACTAATACCTTACCCTTTATGGCTCAGGGTAAGACAGCCAAGCGCAAGTTTGTTGAGGGAGTATTGAAACTGGGTATCTTTAGCAACATGCTGCTAAAGGTTCGATTGGATTATAATGATGAAAAGCGGGAAAATGACATTACTTCCACCCAGTTCTTGGAGAAAAACAAGAATTTAGACGTCTATCAGGCCCAATTAGAGAAAAATACTGCCCAGAAGCAATTAAAAATTAAAGAAATCCGGGATAAGATTGCAGAAAATCAGAAAACCATCGAGGAATTAACCAAAACCGGCGATATTAATCTCAAAAAGATTGCTTTGGCTCAGAAAATTGCCACTATTGAGGGCAAATTAGCCAAATTAGAAGAAAGAAATCAAAGTGAATCAGTCACTTATCAGGAAATTCTTAAAAATGAACATGTTTTAAGTGCTGAAAATCAAAGATTAAAGAAAGAACGCAAAGACGCATCAGAAAAGACCGGAACGTGTCCGACCTGTAAGCGTTCTTATTCGGATGCAGAAGAAAAGAAGCACCTTCAGCAACACTTGGTGGAATTAGATGCTAAGATTAAGCAATCTAAAGAGGAACATGATAAAGTAGAGGCAAAAAGGAAAAAACAGGAAGGAATTAATTTCTTAATTCAACAAGGCTTGACGAAATTAAGAAATACAGCTAAGCAGTCCTTTGAAGAACAGTCCAGTCTAGCACTATCCACAGAAAAGGTCAATCAACTGCAGGAATCCAATAGGTCCATGCAGCAAAACATCGATTCTTTAGAGACTGAGAAGGATTCGATGGAGACTTTAATCCAGAATACCCAAAAGGAACGAGAAACCACCGAAAAGACCCTGAAAGAAATTCAAAAGAAGCTGGTCATTTTAGAGACAGCCAAATTTGTGGTTTCAGAAGAGGGGGTAAAGAGCTATATCATCAAGAAATTGTTAGGCTTGCTGAATTCTAGGCTGAATTTTTATCTCCAAGCCCTGGAAGCCCCATGTAAATGTGAATTTAATGAGACCTTTGAGGAGACATTGACCAGTGATAACGGACAACAGAAGTCTTATTTCAATTACTCAAGTGGTGAAGCGCGCAGAATTGATTTGGCTATCCTGTTTATGTTCCAAGATATCCTAAGAATTCAGAGCGGAATATCATACAATATCAGTATATATGATGAATTGTTGGATTCCGCCCTAGACGAGAAGGGTTCTATAAAGGTTCTGGATATTTTGCGGTCTCGGGTGGAACAATATAACGAAGCCGTCTATATTATCAGCCACAACAAAACGACTAGCAGCAATATTGACCAAACAATTGTTCTTGAAAAAATAAATGGTTGCACTAAAATTGCGTCTATCTAATATGTCAAAAAATTCAGCAGCAGTAGAAAAATGCGATAAAAGAATGGGTGGATATTCCCAAGCACAAAGAAATAATCTGCTCCGCCAGTCAAATAATTTACAGTGCAAATATAAAAATCTCAATTATACTAAACAAAATGACTAGTCCTATTCTTAATTTGGCAGAAAAATTTGAAAATAATCAGTGTGAGGGTCATACCACAGGCTATCCAGCATACTTCATTCGCTTGAAGGGTTGCAATTTCCATTGTGGAATCGGATCTAAGCATATTAAAGAGATTCAAGATGCTGGTAGAAATAATACCGATTCAGGAACTTTTATTGGCCAATTACACAAAGAAGGGTCTGCTACTTGGACTTGTGATACAGCACCCCTTTGGTTGTTTGGTGATAAAACCCCATTTCAAGAAATTGTAGATGATTGGAAGAAATTGGATATTTTTGAATGGGTAAAAGAAGGCAGAGTTCATATTATCTGGAGTGGCGGTGAGCCCACTATTTTAAAACACCAGAAATCTATTATCGAATGTTTGGATTGGCTTCATGCTGATGATAAATTTCCGCAAACGTATAATGAAGTCGAAACTAATGGTTCCTTTTATCTAGAACCAAAGTTTTTTGAGTGGATGCAACAGATTAACTGTTCTGCAAAGCTGGCCAATTCTGGAATGTCTAAAGAAAAGAGAATAGTTCCTGCTGCTATAAATCGAATTATGGAGCATCCTAATTATTGGTTTAAATTTGTAATTTCCGAAGAGAAAGACGTAGAAGAAATTATTAGAGATTACATTACTCCTTTTAATATTCCGTGGAGTCGAACAATTTTAATGCCTGGTTTGGATGATCGAGAAGACTTTCATGAAAGAACCCGATTCTGTTTAGAGATGGCGAAGAAATATGGATTTATTGGACTTACCCGTCTTCATGTTTCCTGTTGGAATAAGTGCGTAGGGGTGTAATGAAAATATTTCTTCCCAGAATACCAACAGCTACGCCATACAACAAAATGGAATTTGTTTCTATTTGGATGCTTAATTATGGCGGAACGTATAATAATGCTGTAAGGGTCTATCAGACAGCACTACTAGTCTGATGAAATACATAGCCACAATTGTTATAGCCGCCTGGTGGCTTGCTGGTATTGCAATTGCAAAGGGGTTCTTTTCGACTATATTTTCAATCATGATACCACCCTATGCTTTCTATCTTGTGGTTGAGAAATTAGTTGTTCGTTTCCTATAAATAATTTTAGGATTAAAACTCTAGCCATTTCTCCCATGAATTCTAAGTTAATACATGGCATTGAAACTAAAAGATTCGCAAAATACTCTATCGGAAAATCGCGTAGTATATGAGTATCAGAATTTCAGCGGTGAGATTCCCTTTGCCCCCAATACACTACCATCTACAGTAAATGTGCCGCGGTTAGTTGGGATGAAGCCAATCCATGTCCCCGCCGCGCCAAAAATTGTCATGCCGGAAGAAAATCTCCCGAGATCCATTAACTACGCTGCAGATTTTGGGGGATGTGGGTTCTGGCGCATAGATGCCCCCACAGAATTACTCAATCGTCACCAACGGGCATGTATATCTACACTAACCCAAATGGTTTTAGATCGGAATTTCTATGGGCCGCTTAAATCTGTTCGACTTCAACGACAAGCAACTTCCCAGCAGAAGGATTTCTTAAAGCATCTTCGGGAAATTAGTAAACTAAACGGAATGCGCCTCATCTATGAAATTGATGATGTAGTCTTTTCTGAGGATATTCCTGATTATAATCGTTGTAAGGAAGGGTTTACTGATCCGGCCGTGCGGGAATGTATCCTAGACATTATGAAAGACATGGACGAAATTACCGTCACATGCCCTTACATGAAGGAATACTACCGTGAGAAGACCGGGAATAAGAATATTACAGTGTTGCCTAACTATGCACCAAAGTCTTGGCTGGGTCGATTCTATAACAAGGAAGAAATGGTGCGGAAATTAGAACAACAGAAGAAGCGTCCTCGTATCTTATACAGTGGAAGTGGAACGCACGTAGATTTGGCGTATAAAACAGGCGGCAACGACGATTTCACCCATTGTATTTCTGAAATTATCAAGGCCCGCAAACGATTTAAATTTGTTTGGAAGGGCTGCTACCCACTTGCTGTTAAACCGTTTATTGATTCAGGCGAAATGGAGTTTATTGAATGGTCTATTCTTCCTAATTATGGACAGGGACTACTAGATGCTAATTGCGTGGCTAGCATGACTATGCTTACTGATAACAATTTTAATAGATGCAAGAGCGATATTAAAATGATTGAATCTGGTGCAATAGGTATGCCAGGAGCATATCAAGATATGGTGACTTATGATCATGCCCCTATTAAATTTAAAACCGGAGCTGAATTAATTGACCAGTTGGATTATATTGTAGCAGACGTTGACCGCTACGCCCAACTCAGTCAGCGGGCATATGATTTTACTGCATCAAAATTTTTAGATTTGCCTGAAAACTTGGACCAGTTCTATGCGATTTACTTCTCCGCTTATGGCAGCGAAGAACGCAATAAATTATCACCCAAACTTATAGAGTTAAATCCAGAACAAAAGTTTAAATCTTAAAACAATCTACTAATTGTAATCCTTTAAGTGGCCCTGAAGAAATTGGTATTTGAGATTTGAGTGTGCGCTGCAGCAAGCCAACTCGATGTTTGGGTAAACCAATATCCGCCATTACATCCCGAAGACTGCCATAATAGTATATAGTTTCATTGGCAATGGTATCTTGAATGTGCCAAAGTTTAAACATTGAGGATTTAAACTTTTGAACTACAGATGGATGATGATGTTTGCCCAATATCCAACTAGGTTTTCCATATAAATGACTATTTTTCCCTTGAATTTGTGGTCTTGGACCTTTCATTTTTTCTATGGTCTCTAGTGAAAGTTTTTTGCCGTAATTTGGATTATTAATACCACTATTAGCTTTGCTAATTTTTTCGTTACGTATGCGAGCTACTTCTGGGTCTATTTTTTTGTTTTTTGCCGCAATAGAAAACTTTAAACATGTTTCTGGGCTTCTTTTTTGGCCTTTATTGGCTTTAGATAACTTTAGTTTTGTTTCTATTGAATGATGTTTACCCGTCCATGCTCCTACTTTACCATAATTTGGATTCCCCTCTCCTTTAAATTTTTCGGAACACAATTTTTTATAATCCCGACGAAGATAAGCATATGTTTTGGAATTTATTTTTATATTACTCACACAAGACATTAAAAAGGATGCTCGAATCATATTGTTTTTATCTTCCCCATTTGTCATCCGCACTAATAGTAGATGGCAAATAAAATGTTCTCTAGCTGTTAGGTTAACTAAATTAGCACCAAGGCTACCACCCATACTTTTGGGTAGAATATGATGCTTTTCAAAATAAGCGGGTTCAATTATTGGATTTAGGATGCGGTGGTTGATTATATTAAAATACCATTTTGTATATTTAGAATCATTAAATTGTGAATAAATCATGAAACTACTTATCCGAGTATTAGGCCTTTTACTTTTATATTTTCTTGAATTCCTCTTAAATTCATCAGAAGATAGTATCTGATGAAAGCACCTTCTCTTTATACTTTTGATGATCTCCGCCAATTAGTAAATGGCGAAATTGGTAAGATTGAATATAAAGGTAAATGGATACCAGCAAGGCCTGTAGGGTTCTTTTCCTGGAGATACCGATTATCTTTAGCTTGGGGTGTGTTTACTGGGAAATTAGATGCCTTAAAATGGCCCGGAGGGCAATAGAATGAAACATATAATTCGACAAATTGGGGATAAGAGTTTCCGGGAATATGCTTTTGATGAGAATGAAAATGGTTATTATTTGATGAGGCGCCTAGGGCTCTTTAAAAATAAGGGTTACTGCAACAATAAACCAGATTATAAGGGTTCTTGGATTCCGTGCTATATTGGGATGGAAGGACCAGATCATGGTTTAAGACCATATGCCCACATTAAAAATTTAGAATGGGGTGAAATGTCTGATGAAAGTTTAGATTGTTCTATTTGTGAATTTTTAGGACCTATTAATAAAGAGTTAGACGCAATAGGTGGTTTGGTGGATAATTTTGCAACATACAAATACTAATGCAAAGCTGGCGCAATATTTTCTATTCATCCCGGGAGAATAAAGTAATTTTATGGACCTGGAATGACGAAGGCAAACGAATCAAAGTAGAAACCTCTTATGAGCCATATCTCTACATTGAATCGAAGAATCATCAGGATGCTGTTAGCATTTTCAACACTTCGCTGAAGAAACTGACGTTTAAGAATCAATTTGAACGCAGCAAATTCGCTAACGAAACGCCCATCCACAGGCTTTTCCACAACATTGGCTGCGAACAGCAGTTCTTGCTGCAAATGTATAAGGACGAAAACCAAAAACCGGATTTCGCCCAGTTTCCTTTGAAGATATTTCATCTGGATATTGAAACCTACAACGGCGATGGTCGAGGATTTTCTACCCCAGAAGAAGCTTTTGCTCCCATCAACCTAATCACCATCTATGATACTCTTTCCGAAACGTATCATACTTGGGGGTTAGGAGAATATACTTCTAAAAAGGATAATGAAAAATACTACTTCTGTAAATCGGAGCAAGTTCTTTTACAGAAGTTTCTAGCCTTTTGGGAAGCAGACTTTCCAGATATTGTGGCTGGGTGGAATATTATGGGATATGATATTCCCTATTTGATTAATCGGATCACCAATCTATTTGGAAAAGAAGAAGCTTCCAGACTATCCCCAGTCGGGACTTTATATTTTCGAGAGAATGTTGGTAGGGATAAGTTTGGTAAGGTCATTAATAAGTGGCACATTCGAGGATTGTCTTTAATTGATTCCATGGAAGTCTATATTACCTTCGCTCGTGGTAGCAGAGAATCCTATTCCTTGGGATATATTGGGGAATATGAATTAGGAGAAAGTAAAACCAATACCAATGGAATGAATTTGGCTAAGCTTTCTCAGGAGAATTGGCCGTTGTTTGTAGAGTATAACATTCAAGACGTAAAACTTCTGGTGAATCTGGAGGAGAAATTGAAATTTCTGCGATTGGTAAGAACTCTTTCTTATCGCGGTTTCATTACTTTCGAAAGCGCCTTAGGAAAAGTCTCGATGATTACAGGGGCTGTGGCTAATCAGGCTATGAAAATGGGATTTGTAATCCCAACCTTTAAGAATTTGGCTGATCGGATTGCTTATGAAGGAGGTTATGTGCATGAACCAGAGCGAGGATTGCATAATGGAGTGATTAGTTATGATGCTAATAGTTTGTATCCAAATACCATCATTACTCTTAACATTTCTCCTGAGACCAAAATTGGTAGAATAACCAATCGAACAGAAACGGATGTTACTATCCTGTTAGCTAACTATAAATCCGTAACTTTATCCCAAGAAAAGTATCAAAAGTTGGTTAAACAGGAAAAGTTATCCATTTCCAAGTATGATGTTTTATATACCCAGAAGTTTAAAGGGGTTATTCCTGAACTGATCGATAAATTTTACCAAGAGCGCGTTTCTTCTCGCAAAGAAATGAATGCCTGTAAGAAAAAGGTAAAGAAGGAGACGGACCCAGCTCTACAAGCAAAGTTAAACCAAAGAATTCTGGACTTGGATACCATTCAGAACACCATGAAATTGCTCCTAAATTCATTATACGGTGTCTTTGCACAGAAATTTTCCCCCCTCTTCGACATTGATCATTCTGGAAGCATTACCCTGACAGGCCAGCACACTATTAAGCAGGCAGCTGATATTGCTTATGGTTATGCTCAACATCGGGGATTTAAAGGAACTAAAAATCAGATTTATCTCTATTCGGACACCGATTCTATTTTCGTAGCAGCCGAACCCCTTATTAATGTTAAGGGATCTTTGGTGGAAGCGGACGGAGAATTAAATACCTTGGTTAAAAGTAGTGTGCAAGGTTTTGATGATTACCTAAATGAAGAAATTAAGAGATGGGCGCAGAAAGAACTGAATTCTGCTGATCCACGTTTAGTATTCAAACGGGAAGCTGTTTGTGACAAAGCCGTTTTCATGGAAAAGAAGCGGTATATTCTTCATGTCATCAACCAAGAAGATGTTCCGAGTAACTATTTCAAGTATGTTGGCGTAGAAATTGCTCGGTCTACTATGTCTAAGGAAGTAAAAGAGCTGGTAAAGGCTGTTCTAGAGAATGCTATTTTGAATGGAGATCGGAAAACCGCTAATGCTATATACCAAAAGGCCTATGCTGACTATCAGAATCTCCCCATTGAAGCCCAGGCATTCCGAAGTAAGATTTCAGACTTGGAAAAGCAGGAATTGAAGCGAGGGGAACATGGAGAGATTGGTAAACATACCCCCAGCCATGCTAAGTCGGCTATTTATTATAATGATTTCCTGAAGAAACTTCAAATTGACACCAAATATCCGGCTATTGGATCTGGAATAAAAATGAAGTGGTTCTACGCCGCAAAGAATCCTTATAATTTGAAGAATATGGGATTCATCGATGTATATCCTCCAGAAGTAGCCGCTCATGTGCAGCCAGACATGCAGAAGATGTTTGATAAGAGTGTAGCTCCACCTATTACTCGGTTGTATGAATGTATTAACTGGCAAATCACCCAGCCAGGTCATGAAACCACCGTTGACTTGTTTGAATTATTCGCTTAAAATGCTTTGTCAATCTACATACAACGGAGAATGGTTTACAGTAACTATAGACAGATCAACTATGGAACGAGGGTATGTTTTAAAAACTCGTAACCCCAACGGAGAGTTTATCAGTCACAATACTCCATTGAAGCGAAAGGAGTTTATTGACAAATTTGGTTTCTCTCCAGAATACCCTCACTTGATTTATTTTGAATTCCCAGAAAAATCAAATTAAATTCGTTTATGACTAAACCAATCCAAATCGCCCATGAGGCCCCCATCTCTTTGATGTCCCTAGTTCGAGAATTAACGGATTATGACTATGCGCTGGTGCATCTCCTGGATCAAGATCCAAACTATGTCGAATACTTCAAGCAATCTAAGGCTATGGGCCGAAAGATCATCATGGACTGCAGTGTTTATGAGCTAGGACACTCCTATGATTGGGAGAAATATGATTATTGGATTCGAACGATCCAACCAGATGAGTATGTTGTGCCAGATATATTCATGAAGATGGAAGAGAATCATAATGAATTTGACAAATGGAATACTAGTTTTGGTTATAATATTAAAGAAGACGGAATAAACACTAAAACTATTGGAGTGGTTCAAGGAAATACCTTAGAAGAATTTGAAATGGGATATAAATTTATGGCTGCTCATGCAGATAAGATTGCCATCAGTTTTGGTTATGGATATTTCTGGGATGAATATCTAAACAACAACTATGTAAATGAATTTATAGAAAATGGGCTTAGTGCTACTAAAACTAAATTTAAACCCCTGGCATATCATGATGGTCGACGCAAACTATTAAAACATTTCATAGACCGGGGAATTATCAATTACAACAAACCGCATCATTTGTTGGGTTGTGGTTTGCCGGATGAATTTCGGCTATATGCAGACGAAGATGAATATTCTTTTATTGAATCTATTGATACTACTCATCCAGTCATGACGGCTATGAATGCTACTTTATATCCCTATGGAATGGATAGAAAATCTGATAAGAAAATGGTGGATCTTTATGACCAACAGTTCCATGAAGAAGTAAAGGATACGGTTATTAAGAATGTGAACTATTTCCGAGAAGAAATTTGTGGATATTCCAAGCTAAACTAGAGATACTTCCAATATGTATCAAGTAATCGACGGAATTCCTGTTTGGGGTGAACCAATCCCAAATGCTATTAAGCAACTTTCTGTTTGTGTTAATAAAGCTAAAGATATGGGTGTTTTTGTTGGAGCGGCATTAACCGCGGACCACCACCCGGGATATTCTTGCCCTATTGGGGGAGTCTTAGCTTTAAGAGGAGCTATTTCTCCTTCTGTTACAGGATTCGATCAAGCGTGTGGCAATAAAGCAGTATTGACTGATGCAAAACTTTCTGATATAAGAGACAATATATCAACTATCATGGATGATATATTTAAAAACATCTCCTTTGGCATAGGTAGAAAAAATAATGACGGAATAGACCATTCAGTATTCGATAATCCTTCATGGAACATACCTGTTTGTGCAGAGTTAAAGGAAATGGCTAGAGAACAGTTGACCACGGTGGGGTCTGGTAATCACTATGTTGATATCTTTCATGATGAGTTGGAAAGAATTTGGATAGGCGTTCACTTTGGGTCTAGGGGATTGGGTCATAAACTAGCTACCCACTTCATTAAAGCTGGTGGCGGCAAGGATGGTATTGACGTCGAACCGGTAATTTTGGAAGAAGGAACCGATTTAGGCCGACAATATATTGACGGTATGGCGCTTTGCGGGGAATATGCTTATGCTGGAAGAGATTTGGTTTGTTCTAAAGTAGCAAATATCTTGGGGGCAAACATTTTAGAAGAAGTTCACAATCATCACAATTTCGCCTGGGAGGAATGGCATCCAGAATTTACTAAAAACGATGACTATGTTTGGGTCGGACGCAAGGGCGCTACTCCTGCTTTCCCTGGTCAAAGGGGATTTGTCGGTGGAACCATGGGAGAAAACTCTGTCATTTTAGAAGGAGTAGATTCTGCAGAATCTAAATTGTCTTTATATTCCACAGTTCATGGAGCAGGACGAGTAATGTCTCGAACGGCTGCTGCTGGCAAATCTAAATGGAAAAATGGCGTTAAGACCAGAGTTTCTGAAGGTCTAGTTTCCCAGGAAATGATGAATGATTGGGTGAAAACTAAGGCTAAAGTAGAATTACGCGGAGCCGGAGTGGATGAATCTCCACATTGCTATAAGCGTCTGGACGAAGTTCTGGATGCCCACAAAGAAACCATTAAGATTCTACATACTCTTACTCCAATTGGAGTGGCTATGTGCCCTGATGGAGTTATAGATCCATTTAAAGATTAATATCCACTTGAAATTCCCAAAAACTAACTTAAAATTATAACTAATCTATGAGCGACACAAACACACCCACTAATCCAAACCCAGTTATCATCTTTCTCGACGCCGTTGGCCGAACTATTATAGGACAATTAGTTTCAGAAGACGAAACTATTTTAAAGGTTAAGAACCCAGCTATCCTACATGTCGTAGCCACTGCTCCGTCCCAGCAGAATCCTCAAGGGGGTATGCAGGTGCAGACCATCCCAGTCTTCTTCCAAGAATTTGCAGGAGATAAGACCGCAGATGTGGTCCTGTCCTATCCCAAGGTTAATCTGGTCCGCACAGACGTGCCTGTATTGGATTACCGTTTGGAGCAACAGTATAGAAATATCTTCAACAAGGATAACATTATTGTTCCGCCAGGAACAGCCAACGGCATTGTTGCACCAGGACAGACTGAAAAGTCCAATATCATCAAGTTGTTTGGTAACTAATCCATTATGGCTAAAAAATCAAAAGAAGGATTTGGAGCAGAGATAGATAACATCTTTGCCGACATTGATAAGATCAACCCAGAAGCAGCATTTCTAAATAACAGCACTCTTTCCAAAGTAGATAGTTGGATTGATACGGGTTGTTATGCTCTGAATGTAATTTGCAGTGGTTCTTTGTATAAAGGAGTTCCGTCTGGCCGTATTACTGGATTTGTTGGACCCTCTGCTACTGGTAAATCGTTCATCATTAACAAGATTATTGGCAATGCCCAAAAGAAAGGGCGGTTTGCTGTAGGATTTGACACCGAAGTGGCTATCGATGAAGGATCGGTGATTAATGTTGGAGGAGATCCTACTCGGTTTAAGCACGTTCCTATTGAAACGATTGGGGAAGCCCGAAACCAAATGAATAGGTTTCTAACTAATGTAAACAATGCAGGGCAAAGGAGCAAATTCATTATGTCCATTGATTCTTTGGGCAATTTGATTTCTACCAAGGAAAAGGCAGACATTCTAGCTGGTAAGGATGCCATGGACATGGGTGCTCGCGCCCGAGAAATGAAAAGTTTCATTCGATCCATCACCTATCCAGTAGCACGGGCTGATATTCCAGTGTTATTCTCTAACCATGTGTATGATGATCCATCTGCTATGTTTGATTCTATGGTAAAGAATCAGTCTGGTGGAAAAGCTATCCAGTATCTGGCCTCCTTAGCTGTTCAATTATCAGTGACCCAAGAAAAATCTGGAGCTACTGGTTCTAATGTAAACCGGGACGCCACAGAAGATGTTAGTCCCATTGCTCGAAAGGGAGTTAATGGAGTTACTATTCGAGCACTAACGATTAAGAATCGCTTTGCGCCACCCTTTTTGGAAGCAGAACTATATCTGAACTTCACCACAGGCCTGGAAAAGTATTCTGGTCTATTAGATATGGCTGTTGGCTACGGAGCTATTATCCAAACAGGAACGACCTATACTCTGTTGGATGGGAAAAAACTAGGATTCTATAAGCAATGGAGAAGTGATGAAACCTTGTGGGAAGAAACTATTCTTCCTGAATTGGAGAAACAATTACAAGCGAAACTAAAATTCAACAATGCGACCGAACCAGAAGAAATTGAAACCGATGAGGAGGAAACTACCGATGAAGTATAATGATCCACTAAAAGATTCTTGGGACAAATTAATGTCCACCACAGACATTTATGTTAATTATCAAGTGCTAAAGGAATCTCATCAAACACTAAAAGAATCTTATGAGATCCTAGAAAAATATAATAAAAATCAGCGAGAAACTATTATCAAATTACAAAAGGATTCAAAGGATTTATATGACGTCCGCAGACAAAACAAAAATCTTTCAGCGGACATTACACGTTTGGATCAGGATTTAAAGAACGCTGATGAAGAATTTGGTATTTTAGAAGATGCATATGATGATTTGGCTGATAAACTAGCACAATCCACCAGAGAAATTGATAGGAAAGAATCCCTTATCAAGGATTATCAGAGCCAGCTAAAAACGATAAGCAAATCCTTCGATGCACATCGACTAAATGCCGACAGGCTTGAAAATGAAAATCATCGACTGATAGGTGCATTAGACAGAGCAGACCAGGCGAACATCAATTTGAAAGATCAATTGGCAAAATTGGAGGCTAACCAACCCCATCCAGGAGATGTTAAGATGGGTGCTATTATTAAGAGGGCTTATCAGGAGCTACAAGCCGCCGAATTAGAAAAGAATCTTTGCAGGCCGCAAGATTATGAATTAAAGAAAACTGTTTGGAAGTAATATGACCTTTACCATTTTACCAGAAGAACTGGAAAAACTAGATGCTTGGATGAAGACCAAAAACTTAAACAAGTATGGCGGTGCGATGGGTGGTAGGTTTACCTACAGTTTCACCCCAACTTCGATAGGAATGGCTATTCAAGTTACTGATGCTATGGAACAAAAAGACACTATAGACATTTCAGATTATGAAGGATGGTAACTAGAA